ATGCGGGGAGGGGGTGCATTTTTAGCAAGCCCCCTCTATTCCTAATTATCATCGGTCCAGTCCTAATGACTTGTCTTTTATAGATTTGATTACTTTCACGTGGATGATTATGTGAATTTGTTGCACTTCAATTACTACAAAACGATAATCATTGTTGATTTGTGTTATGTTGTAACTGAATATTTATTTTTTTCTGTTCTGCCTATAAGCACGGACGGTTTTCTCTTTTTAATTTAAGTTCTTTACCTTCTTATAGATTCCTCTAAAATCATACTTGATGATTTCATCAATTGCTCTCTCAACTTCAATTCTATTTTCTTCATCAGAAAGCTGATCAGATGTTCGAGCAATTCGTCCTAAATAAGAAGTTGAATGATATCCTTTTTCCTCGTCAAACATGAACCATTCATCAAATTGTTTAAAAGGATCAAAAGGATTATCAATCGTGGTTAATGCACAATCTGCTGTCATTTAACACTCTCATCCCTTTCCATTTAAATACTTTGAAACTGTAGAAGTTGATACGCCAAGAGCATCTGCAATCTCTGAAGTTGTATAGCCAGAAGCACGCATTGCTGAAATTCTATGCTGTTTTGCTGTGCTCAAAGAATTTGTAGCTCGCGGAGTTGCTCTCTGACGAATAGTATCAATATTTGTATTATTTAGAATTTGAATAAGTTTATTCTCACTAATAGCTCCCGCCTGGATAGCCTCCCATTCTCGATCTGTAATCTCGACAGGAGTGCGATGCGCCCCCACAGAGGTTCTTGCTGAAGATAATGCCTGCTGGTTTGCTTTTTTTATCTCGGCCTTTGTCATGTCTGGATTTTCTTTCTTCTTTGCTGCCACAGTCGCATTCGCCATCACCTGTGCCTGTCTCTCCCTCGGTGCATTCGATAATGCAATGTTAAGTTTTGCAGACAATGATTTAACTTCCCCATGGTAGGTATTCTTAGCAGCGGCGGAATAGGCAATCTTACCAGTATTAATCATCTCTCTTCGAGCCTGGTTCGCCAATGATTTCATGGTATTAGCATAATCAGCATAGGCTTCCTCTTGCGGAGTACCGGAAGATAACTCACGAGCATCTTTAGCTTCTGCCATCTTGGTACTGTTTTGCATTCTGAATTTGAGTTTACCATTTTTATCGACATACTCTTCTTTTACGGTTTTGTATGATAAGGAACCATCTTCATTGATTATTGGAGAACCTTTTCTCTTGTAAACCTGAGTTTCAGATTTAGCTCTGGAAATCAACGTTGAAGCACCCTCATGATAATTGCCATCTTTATCAATGCTACCTTGATACTTTTTCTTTAACGAGGCAATACCATTATCGATCTCGCTCTGCTTGTAATCCAAAGCATGTTTCTCTGCATCAATAACGACCATGCTGTGACGGATTGCTCTGGTAAGTTCTTCTTCGGTAGCTCCTTTTAAAGTCATATCCGTAATCAAGTTAGAGACTTTCCCCATTTCGATTTGTTTATTGCCCATTTTCTTATAGGTCTTTCCATTTCTTGAATAGTACTCTATCTCTCTTGAACCAACGGTTTCAACTTTTACAGGAGAGCTTGAATCTGGACCATACGCTTCTTTAGTATCAAATCCGATCAGTCCTTTTAACTGTGGTGTTGAAGTAATTCTAACTTTGCTGGAAGTTGAATTACATGGAATTACCATAACCGTATCACCATCAAAGTCAGCCCCAGATAATCGATCAGCATTTGTTTTATTAATACCAATCGCATCCATTGGAGTATTACCAAGAACGCTCTTTCCTTCTAGTGATTTGTTGTTTACTTTCAGAATCGGAATTTCTGAAGTTCCGCCATGAGGATAGCGAATTAATGCCACTGTTTCGCCATCCTTATAGTTTGGAGCATAAACCTCATTATCTTTTAATGATGGTAGTGGCAATATTACCTGGTAACTCTGTCTCGGAAGCGATGCTGCCTTTAAATGAACGGCTGCTGCATCACAATCATCGGCAAAGGATTTAAGCAATGTTTTCTTTACTGTCGGATTGGTAAGAGAACAAATCTCATCGAACTCCGACTGCTTATCCGCTTTTGCTAACCCAAGCTGTTTTGTAATTAAACTAAGACTCTGTTTAGACAAGAACTGTGATGAAAGTGATTTACTCCATTCACCCCAATCACCTTCTTCGGCTCGCTTATTAATTACAGACAATGATTGTTTCTTTCCAGTAAGAGGATCTGTATATTTTCCATTTGGATCGTCGTAGTAGCTCTGACCGCCATGTTCTTTGATAAGCGAACCAAATGGATTATTCGGATCATCTTTGATTTTTTTCAATACATCTTTTGTCGGTGTCCCAGAGTGCTTATTGGTATTGAATATGACATCAACACCATCTGGCATATTATCAGAATATACTGCCATGCCTTTAAGATAATGGGTTCCGTCAACCATGATTCGAACCTGGGCATAATGAGAATCGCCAAGAGAAATATCTTTTACTCCTCTTCGAAGCTCAATGACCCCATCCTTATCGACACCGCCATCTTCAGCATATCGAATCTTTAATCTCTTGGAACTCAAGCTTTCCGGATATTCAAACGCTTTTCTAAAAGAATCACCATTGTCGTAAGAAATATAATTTCGCAAGGAATGGACATTCTCGAAATTATAAATATCCTTATGCTCTGTTCCTGGTGGACAAATGACTTTGATATTTGTCTGTTTTCCGGGATTAGTAGCTTGCGGGACGCCTCCGCCATAAACCGGATAACCCTCTAATTCCAGAATATAAAGAGCCTGGTTAAGTTTCTCTTTGGAAACCCCCAATTCTCTTTCTACACCAGTGCCGACATCTATCATTCCTTTTTCTTTAATTTCTTTTCGGATAATATCAGCTGTCGCTTTAGCCTGGTTCATTCTCCTTTCAGAATTCTCATTTAAAAGTGATCGAACAGATGAGTCATTGGAAAAACCCATCTTATCCGCAATTTCGTTAAGACTATAGCCTTTTTCACGAAGTCCTTTCGCCGTTGCAACCTGAAGAGAACGGCGTTCATCTTTTGCGAGGCTTATCTGAGTACGAAGCTGGGTAGTTGTCAAACCCATATTTTTAGCAATATCAGTCTCACTCGTTCCAGTCTTCTTCAGTTCCTGCACTCTGCTAAGAAAATCACCACTGTGCTGATATGGGTCATCACCAGATCCCCAAGGATAACGTCCGGAACGTCTTGGCATTCCGTAATGCATTAAAATATCTTCCAGAATCGAGTTCACGGTTTATCCCTCCTGATCTTTCAATCTCTTAATTACCTTATCAAAAGTAATAATCTTATCCATAATTGGAACGATGTCTTCAGCTGTTGGATTATGATACAGAATCTCGTTATTCTGATATAGTCTTAATTCCATCTCAATATCACCTGGTTTTACTTTATATTCCAAACAAAAAAGAGCAGCATATATTTCAAGCTGCTCCATGTGCGCTGGAATCTGTCCGGTTTTCAGATCATGAATTCTTAGTAATCCATTTCTAAATAAGATTGCATCAGCTGTTCCAAAGCAATTATCAGAATAATATAACACCTGCTCTGGTGTCATTTTGAAACCGATAGCGTCATTCACATACATGTTTAATGTTTTCTGAGACTTCGGTAGCTTCTGTCCCAATGATATACACTGGGCTGCAAAAGCATGTAACACGGTTCCTTTCTGTGTTGCAAGAAACTTTGAATAAGCCTCAGCAACTTTATCCTCACTATAATTTATCCAATGATATTTACTGGCACCAAGAAAGGCGTGCTGTCCTTCAAGATTGGAATGTTTGTTGAAGTTCATCAAGTACCTCCTCTTTATTCTCGGGATACACAAATCTTGAAAATGACATTTGATTCATGCAATCCACATAGTATTCTTGATTTGGTTGTCTCTTTGCGCCCGCTGATTTCTTGCATTCCAGAGCCGCCCATTTGTCTTTGTGAAGAACAAGTAAATCTGGAATCCCTTGAATATATGTGGGATCGTTTTTCATAACAATGCAACTAGGAAATCTTTTTTTCAGTTCCTTTATCAGATTCGCCTGGAACTTATTCTCTAGCATGAGCTAACTCCTTTCTAATTTTTACAACATAAAAAGAGAAGAAGTTTTATAAAAATACTTATTTTACCTCTTCTCTTCATAAAAGGGAATGTTTTTTTCGCGTACCAAAAGAAGACAAAAAAATAGACAGTGACACATTAAGCATCTCTGTCTACAAATATAATTTAATTTTTTTTCAAATACACATCTCCACTTTGGGAAATATAGAATTCTTTTACCTCGGAAACGGCACGCAATGTTTTACGAAGCGTTTTTCTCATTGCAGATTCCTCACCGTTATTCAACGAATCGATCAATTCACAAACATCTTTTTCGTATTGCGATTTATCAATCTTTTCAAGCCATCGACCTTTATAATCAGCTATATGTTTTTTCAAAATGCTAAAACCGCTAAGCATTCTTTTTTCACACTTATCGATATACGCTGTCATTTCCCGATCAATATACTTGATAAATTCAGTATCATAATTTTGAGAAAAATATGTTTCCAAAATAGTGCTCATTCCATATAACTGAATTGATAATTCTAAGCTCTCTTTTATCTGGAATGCATTGCCAACTAACTTCTCTATACCATCTTTTCCATTCACGGTTAAATCCAAATCGTTCATGTAAAATTCAGCATCTTTAATGGCAACTTTTTTTGCCTCTTGAAGACTTGCTATTGTAGCTACTCGTTGTTCGTCATGTGCCATAATGGATGAAAAGTTTTCATAAGCATACTTAACAAAACTCACTTCCGACAGCAGCTCAGCCTTCTTATCCCCATATAAGAATTCCAGAATTTTATCAATGTTCTGATTTATCTTCTGTAGTTCAGAATTAACCTGTGTGATAAAGTACTGTCCAGATGCAAATGCCATTGCTGAAAATGCACTAAGAAGCAACGCTTCACTTTTTAAAGAATACAAAGATGCAGTTCCACCAAATTGACCATTTTCTTTTTTCCAGAAACTCATGAATCCGCCTTGCTTTAATGACGCAAGTGTATGATTAATACCATCTGGAAATTTTGCAATATACGCATTAGCCATTGAACTAGTAGCAAACATTTCTGGTAAATGCTGAATGACATTGCTCATTTGGCACTTTTGATCATTAGTCAAACCAATCTTAATGTATCCATTGGCGAGATCATATGACGTGTTGACTGCCTCCAACTTAAAATCATTCTCCAATTCCATCAGTTGCATTATTGAATTATTCTCCGATTCGCTCATACTCTTCCTCCATCCAATGGTAAATTAAGAGCATTAAAAAAGTGCGCCCCATAGAGAGACGCACCGAAAAAATGCTTCTCCCATTGTTGCCACACAATCTCGTACCGTTCAAGGGTATAAGTAAAAGAGAGAATACACTTTTTACCGAAGCTATTCCCTTGAACGTTTTATGCGATATACGATTGTGTGGCTTATTTAGTATATCACGAATCAAAAAGAAAAGAAAGAGTAATTTAGGCAACAATAAGTTTTCCTCGTTTTCTAACATCATCATAGATCATCTGGCTTCCATCTCTGAAATAAACGATAATGCTCATATAATCATGTGGTCTAAAATCTCTTGCATTTTTCGACAAGGTTGGATATATAACTTTGAAATTGTCAAATATATCTCGCCAGCTCACTTTTCTTTTTGCACTCATAAAAATCACTCCTTTTTCGGTTTTGGTCAAATACCCACTTTTATTGGTCATATTTATATATTATATTAATTTTTTTATCATAATAGTTTAAAGAAAAAAGTGGGAAAGTGGGCAAAAAGCCCGCAAACCCGCATAAATACTGGGTTTTTCGTGGTCAAAGTGGGGGTTTAAAAGTGGGCAGAAACCGGGCAAATGGCCAGAAATTTGACCAAAATTCCGATTTTCTGCTCCATTTTTCTTCAAATTTTTCGCTCTGGTCAAAAATAAGTGGGCTTTGGTCAAATCCTAAAACCCAAAAGTGGGCAGAAAAATGACCTGTTACTACCAGGATTTTTAACCTAGATTAGACGAAATTCTATCCTAGATTAGAAATATTCGTCACTTTTTACCTCCAAATTCTACCAGTTTTCTTGTCTTTCACAATGATTCTTTCTTCGATATGGAACCCGGAAAGCTCACAAATAGTGAAGATCGCATCGAGAAGTTTATGAAATCTTTCATCCCCATCCTTCTCAATATTCTTCAAAGCATTGTAAACAGTTGGATCAGAATACCCTTCACTGTTCTTTCTCATATCGTCATTTACCATTGATCTGTCCCTCCCTGAATTTTACTCCCCCATATTTCCAGAGGTCTTCTTTTAACTCATCCAAATCCAGTTCGCCGTCCTGCCATTTCTCATAATACTCAATCAAAAGATCGGCAAACTTAGGAATCTTTTGCGGGTATGATTTTTTCCAAAAATGGTCCATGAGAACCTCTAAGGGTAAGGTCAGCAACAGAGTAAGCGCTGTATTTACAGCTTCATCGGTAGCTTCTTTCTTGACACGTACAAGTTCATTCCCGATTTTCTCACGAACCATTGCATCTAATTGCTCTTTTGTGAGATTGTATGTAACTGTTTTGGATTTTTGTTCTGACTTCTGTTCTCTTCTTCGTTCGGCTCTTCCCATAACCGTTACCTCACAAAACGATCCAGTTTCGTTTAGCAAAGAACAGATATCCGCCGACAATTAAAGTAAATAAAAAGAACGTTGCATCCCACTCGACCGGGACTAACAACGCTCCAATAAGAATCATAATGATTGCAAATATCTTATTCAAAATTAACTCTTCTCTCCACATGTTATTTTTCTCCTCTCACAGCTAAATTATTTATTCAATTTTGTTTTGATGAATCGGTAAATAAATGTGCATGTTTTCGGATCTTCGGATTCTAACTCTTTTAATTGTTCATTCAGATCGTCGGGTTCCATGCTGAAGACAAGTAAATCATATAATTTACGAACGATTTTGATTTCCTCCTCCGTTTCTTCAACAAAGCAGTCATAGCCGAAAATATTTCGAACGTCCAATACAAAACTTAATATTCCGTCAACACTTTTCTGCAATATCTCCAACTCTTCGTGTGTTGCGACTTTTACCCTTTTCATTTCCATATATTATTTTTCTCCTTCGGACAATTCTCCAAAATATCGACCAGATTCTTAATAACATCTGAATCAGCACGAGATACCGTGATTTTGTAAGTAGTTTCACCAATCATTTTTGCAACCTTACCTCTTCCCAAATAGTACTTTAATAATTCCTACGATCAGCCAGTATGGACTAGCTATCATGGCACACATCATAGCTATGGCTGTTTCCAAAAGAGGTCTGTCATTTACAAGCACTTTTATTTTGTCAGTAGAAAGAGCATACAAGCAAAATATCGCGCCAACAAGAACCCATAAAAATATAAAAATCTTAAAGCCGTACATCATAATCTCCTTTCAAAAGAACATACATTATAAATATTTGTGTCTTGCATCACAAAGCATCCGCTGCCGTTTGTACGGATCAGATTCGTCCTCAATATTCCGAACAACTTCTTTGGGATAACAAAGCTCTTTAGCAGCCGTTACATCATTTCTCCATCTCGCTACTGCACTCTCTGGTCTTTCTCCCCAGTTTCCTACAAACTCGACCATAGGCTTCTCCTTCCTCTATGAATAGTCAGACTCATAAAAACATTTTTAGATACAGGAGTAAGTCCACAATTAAAAGAAGGCTGCACCGCCATTTTTTCATTACAACCGTCTATTAACCTGGATCTATTTACTCCCTCAGATTTCCAAATAGGTGCACCATAAACCGCATTTTCATCTAACGCATTATGTTTTGTTTTTCTCATAATATTTGACCCATTTCCGCCACTTTCATACGACCTTCAATTATGGTGGTACCACAATTAGGATTATCAATATGTTCGAATTTGATATACGGCAATAAATTACCTGCAAATTCCCGGGCAATATATTCCATTAGGTCTTTCTCCGGAATCTCATGTCTCATAAAAATAGGAATTTCCCTTCGAACCACTATAGTTGTCAATTTACACCCCACTTCTTTATATACAACATGAACGGTTCTCGTTTTTAATCGTTCGTTTTCTTGCTTCAGCTTTTTACATTTCTGTCTAAGATTCATACCATTTTTCTCCTTTCAAATAATGCGGGCGGTGGACTATGCCGCGTCGTCCGGGGTGCTAACTCTCGTGTTACATTCATTCCGCTTAGGTAGTTTTTCGTACCTGGAAGTCGTCACTGTGACCTAAACCGCATTATTAAATATCATTCTTTTGTTTCTTCTTTAAATATTGGCTTCACAAAATATCCTCCACCAAAATCGCTAAAACGAATATCCAATCCCTTCAGACCTTCGTTTCTGGCATATGCAGCAATTAAGCCCATGCACAATTCAAAAGTCTTATTTTCAATAACTAATCCAGCATGAATTTTGACCTCTATGCAATCCTTAACGTTATCAATCTCCATCTGAATCCTCCTCATAAGGAATCTGCTCAACGTCTCCGCCCTGCACAGTTACTGACTGCATGAGTTTTCCAGTTTCTTCATCAAAGTAGATATTATCCAGAGCATGATCCCATTCTTCAAATTGCTCTGCGATATTTCGTCCTTTGGATTTTCTCATGTTAATGAGTTCATCGTGAACGATTCGTCTCCAAGCTCTCGCGATTTCCATACGACTCTGGGAAAGAATATTGTACAGCCCATTCTCAGTTACAAAATTGACGGATCTCCGCTGACCTGCTACTACCATTGGTAGTTTCAGCTTTTCGTCGTCTTCGCACATCTCAAGCATTTTCCATTCGTTACCAGAACTGTATTCGATAACATGACTGATGTCCTTAGCCTTAAATAACGGAGCATCAAGATCTCCATACACGTTAAGAAGCTTTCCACCGAAAGATATTGTTCCTGCAATTTCAATATTTTTACTCATTTGAGATTCCCCTTTTCTCTATATAATTTCACATCAATAGCCTTCTGAATTTCTTCCGGGCTGATATTAAAAATGGACTCAAGGAAATTCAGACAAATATAAGCATCTGCCATCTCTTCCAAGAGTCCATATTGATCATGATAACCACGAATTTCTTTGCTTACCTGCTGTTGCAATTCCGCAAATTCTTCCATAGCAATGGTACACTTCAGTTTCCATGGATCTTTCTCAACACTCCGTCTCAATATGCGCCGACGTTCTTTATCAGAAAGTTCCAAGTTACTATTCATTCCTTTAATAAAGTTGTATCGTTTCATCTTGTCCCTCCCTGCACAAAGAGAAGCGTAAAGATTCCAAGAAGAACGCCAATGATAAACCCGATAACAAAATTAAGCATTGTTCTCACCTGCTTTCTCAAGTCGGGCTTTAGCTGCCTCTTTTCTTTTTAGGTACTCGTCTCGATCAATCTCAGCAAATCCTACCGGTGCATCTTTGAAATATCGGTTGGTTTCAACTTTTTCACCCTTAGGGGTTACTACATATAAAATACCAACCGTATCGAAGTCGCCATTCTTCGGATCTACCAGGAAATCTTCTGTATACACACGATATGCGTCGATCAAAGGCATATAAGGCATCTTAATAGGGAAGAGTTCGCTCATCGCAGTATCAATTAAGCCGCTGTGATAGCTATAATGCGGATTGGCAATATTGACTCCATGAAAACGATCCACGTCTGTATACTTAACAGTTCCGTCTGGTTTAACATCCTTGAACAGAGAGCTCATTCTCTTGCACTGGTAATGTTTAGAAGCATCCTTTCTGCCGTGTACTTCATTCCACACATCTTCAGTATCTTCGATTGGTGTAAGAGGCTTACCAGTAATCATTCGATTGAGAATAGCTTTAGTAAACATAATACTCGCTCCAGAATGTCCATCTTTGCAAAGGGTTTTAAATGCTTTCAGTGCGCTTTCATAGCTGGCACAACCATAATCGAATTCGTCCCCTTTACGATGGCAAGCAATCTTTACCTCATTTTCAGCCCATAACTCCATTTTTGATTTTTCTCTCTTAATTTTGCTCATTTTCGTAATCTCCTTTCTTTTTATTCAAGCCATTCATTGTCGAGATAATAAAAACCGTAGACACATGCTCCGATTAAAATTATCCAGAAAATCCAGAATAACCATAACGCAAAATCGGATTCTAAGTGATCTACGGTCTCATCAATCGTCATATTCTCATAGAATGGTGAATTATTTTTTATTGTTTTATTTTTTAATTCTGTAAATATCGTCCCAGTGTACTTCAAACCAACTCCATAGTATTTGAAACGTACATGGGAAGATTCCTTTAATGTGTCAATATAATCGTCGTCCGGTAATTGAATCTTCTTACTTGAGAATATATGTTTCAAGTAAGATACCTCTTTGCAAGTCTTATCCTCACTCCTGACATAATCCCATGACCAATAAACTTCCGCCGTATAATATGTGTGGGATTTTCCATTCACAGTCCTTGTGTGAGCTACCTTACGAGTATGTCTCGTGTAATGCTCTTCAACCTTTCTCACATACATATACTTTCCACCAATCTCCGGATAAGTAACAGTGTCAACAGCTTCCAAATCACCATAGATAAATGCGTTTCCAATATCAGTCCGCATACCATATTCAAACAGATCTTGTTCTTTAATCTTTACCGCTTTGTTATACTTTTCGTTTTTATCCATCAAATGGTCTGAGATTTTGCCGGAAATTATAAAGCCAATGAGTAACAGAACTGCAATGATAGATATACTTACTAAGATCTCTCTTTTTGTGATTTCAAAGTCTCCGAAATCAAATCTGTTCCATTTCTTCATAAGCTTATTCCCCGAACAAATTCTGTGGAGCATCAACTGGAGCATCGTAATTCAAATATGTATACTCCTGAACCTCATAGCCGAGAATATCTAAAAAGATTCGTGTAGGGAATTTTCTTACATAACGTCTGTATACCTTTATCTGTTTGTTGTAGTTACTGCGATATTCCGCAATTAGATTTTCTGTAATAGAAAGTTCATTCATCAATTCCTTATAATTTTCATTAGATTTTAATTCCGGATAAGCCTCGCTTACAGCTGCAATCGCAGTGGTAACATTTTCGATATCTCCGGTTGAACCTCGTCCTTCTACGATAGCAGTAAGTGTATCAGCTTCGTGTTTATCGTACTGCTTTACACAATCTACAAGGTTATAAACCAGATCCACACGTCTTTTTTCCTGAACTTTTATGTCTGAATCAGCTGTATTCACCTGCTCCTCCAGTGAAAAAGCTTTATTCTGCGAGCTCTGCACTCCGAATACGCCTAACATGACAACCGCAAGAATTCCTGCAACAATAATAAGAATTAACTTCCAACTTGATTTTTTCATTTCAATTTTCCTCCAATTAAATAAAAACCCACAAGCCAGTTAAGACTCATGGGTCAGTTTATAAATTTATTGACTTTTTCTTTGTTACGCTATATACTGTATTCCACAAAAATATATGGAAGGAGGGATTAGCATGGATAAAGATTTATATCATCCGTATATGAACGAAAACGGTAAAATGGTTCATGGTCTACCCCAATACCTCAATTGACTCGATTTCATCTTCATTGAAGCCGATACACAATCCAGGTCTCTGTGGACAATCTTCAATGTCGATTGCTGCGATTCCCTCTGGTTCGTTGTCGTCTGGAAATATATAATCCGAAACAATTCCTTCAAATTCTTCTCCATCTGTGCAAATTATTTTAACTCTTTTTCCTTCAAGACTCTGACTAAGCATTATTTTTCTCCTTTCTTCTTGCTGGATAAACGTGCGTTCCCGTTTTAGAATATACGATCATAGCTGTGTTAGATACAACTTCGTTTCCGCTTTCATCAACGTACGTACCAATATCATGATCGGCAGTAATACGTTCTCGATGATTCCAGTGTCCGTTGCGATCTAATCTTGATTCGCCTTTACCTCCATACTTATCAACCAGCTTCTGAGCATATTCTACATCGCCATCAAGATAGCTTCTTCCTGGTAAATGGTCTGATTTGGTATGACGCTTTTGTTTATCTTTATTGACTGTCTTGGATACTTCCCCAGAATGAATTGCTTCTTCTACAAGATTATCATGTCTGCGAACTTTTGCAACCTTTTTATTTTCTTCTATCGGATATGGTGGACCATTTCTAACACCCCATTTCATACCTTTGACTCCACTATGCTGAATTTCCGCATTGCTATCCTCGTCCAGCTTAGCCTTGATCTTACTGAGAATATCTTCTACAGTTTTCCTTGTGTCGGGAGCAAGCTTCATATACTTTGAATGTTCTTCATACCAGTTGAATATCTCATCCAGATTTTCCTGTGCCCAGCTGAACGCCCACCAGTCGCAGATCATTTCAATAATATAATCGTATGGCATCTCCAACACGATTTCTCCTTCTTTTGGATCGTCATTGATTAATACCCAATGTTGCCAATGATGCGGATTACGATGAATATGTAAGAGCCAAGCTCGCTGGTAATCCTGTACAACTTTAAAAGAACGATTATTACCATAAAAATATGCGTCGTAAGCGTTGTACTCATCCGGCTCATCCTTAGACTGATCGTGAGCAAATCCAGTCTGCCATCCAGCATTCACAGCGTCTTTTATTACATCTGGTAAATTCTCACATAGCCATTCATATCCTCTTTTTACATTTGATCGGTGCTGTGCCAGATACTGATCGTATTGAAAACTCATGCCTCTGGCACCACCTTTCTTTTCGTCAATTTCTTATAAAGTTCTCGTGCTGCCTTTCCCTCAAATGCATTGATGATTTCTGAAGCGTGACCTGGTTTTGGTTTTCCTACTAATAATATCCCAGTGTCTTCACCACCATCATCCGGAAAATTCACGCTGACAATAACACTTTCTACCATTATCATTCCTCCCCCTTCCAATAGATTGGTATTTCTGAATTTGTGTTCATGCCCTCTGCTAAACAATCGTTACAAGGATCAAATTTTTCATCCTTTTTCTTATGCTCGCAAGTAGGACAATATTTTTCAAAATTTACTTCTCTGTAAATATTTTCCATGTGACACCTCATTCATACACAATATCGAAGTAAAAATGCGTATACAGTCTCTTCATAAGTACAGCACGTTATCAAAGCATTAAACTCTTCTTCTGATAACATTTTTAATTTAATAGATAACATCCATAAAAACATAGTCAATGTTTTTAATGTTTTCAGTATTTGCACGTCAATCCACCATCCTTTACACCGAATGCCCCCGACTTTTATTAAACCATCTCGTTTCATTGAATGTTTTCTTCTCTTTCAGAGCCTTACTAATAGCTAGGTCTATACCAGATCTCGATTTCAAATGATAATAATATAAATCCGTAAATGGAGTATTCATTCTGTCAATCCGTCCAGCTGACTGTGACATTATTTTGTAAGAATAATTCTGAGAAAAGAATACTATTGTGTCAGTTGTAATACAATTCCATCCTTCTGCTCCGGCATTGTACTGTACCAAATATACCCACGCCGAGCCTGTTGGTATAGGCTGATGCTTATGTCCGTTCCATTCTGCAATCTCATATTCAGATAAAATCCGTTTTAACAACTCCAATTCATAATCAAAATTGTAAAATATAATTGCTTTTGGATGTTTCTCAATGATTTCCAATAATGCGATTTGCCTGGATGTATCGGTATTAACTATCTTTCGCCAAACATAACATAATTCAGCCGCATTAATGATTGGTTCTTGCTTGAAGGGATTCCATCTGTTTTTCCCAGCCATTTTGTATTCTGAAACATCGTATTTGACATAGATATCTTCATGATGCGAAACGGTCTGGCGTTTGAAATCCATATTCACGAGAATGGAGTTTCGTAAACGGATCAATCTTCCAGTATCTATATACCTGTCAATCTTTGGAAATTTACTAAAGCGGCTGTATATAACATGCTCCCTTATAAATTCGCTCCGGTTTTTATAAAATCCATTTGCTATAAATACCGGAATATAATCCTGCCAAGTATCACCAGGTGTTGCTGATAAAAGAATCCACTCGTTTGATTTCGCAATCTTCAAGAACGCTTTAACCCATGTTCCAGAACCTATAACTCTCTGCTCGTCAAATATAAAGAATGCGTTTCTAACATCGGAATATTTTTTTATATTGTTCCAAGAATCAACAATTACTTTATTACAATATAAATTAACATCTTCGTGAGTAGAAAGAAGGAAGGGCGCAAGCTCACCCTCCCATTCTAAAGTATCTCTCTTTCGAGCAGTTGTAATTATGTATAAGTCTTTCGGCGGATCATCCATAGGCATATACTCATCCGTTTCCAGGCAGCCACCATTACGGACGTAATAATACGCCAAAGATGTTCTAGATTTCCCGCTACCAACTCCACCACAAAGAATACATCCGTTTTTCATTTGCTCAACAGCTTTTAGTTGATACTCACGTAATTCTAATGCGCACATAAGTCTCCACTTTCGCTTGTGAATCCATCTTCAACTTCAAATGCTAAATCGTCGCCAGTCAGATCTGCTTTCGGACCTCTCATAAGCCAGTTACATGAAATTGCAGCATTAGAAAATCCGTTTTCTTTATAATATGCGAAAATACAGTTCTGCACCGGTACGGTTACTCTTATCTTTCTGCAATCATAAACCGTATTGTCGGTTACAGTAATTCCGATTATTTTGGCAACGTTTGCATAAAAATTTTCTATTGATTGACAGCATTGGAATGAACTTATGGAATATCTTTTTTTCATGAGCCCTCCATCAATATTCTTCTGGAAAAAGAATCGTTGTTGCACTTCTATCCCATTCAGTGATTATCCAAATTTTCGTATCACCATACATATAAGCAGCTAAAATTCTCTCGCCATTTTTTACAGCTTCGTTGTTACTTCTAACATCTTCTTCACAGGTATCGCCCCAGTCACATTTGCAATACTTCCCATACAAGGCATCCAAAATGAATAAATATAAATTTCGGTCTTTTTTCATCGCTTCTGCAATACCACGGGTACACACTACCTGTCCAAGTTCAAATTCGTTCATCTTGATCTCCTTTCAAAATTTACGAAATGCTTAGTTAAATGGAATATCATCTTCCTCATCAGACTGATCGCGATTTACGTTGGCATGTCTCAGACTAATCGGATCATCATCCATTTTCTGGAATACTTCCATGCTCTTAACCCAAAGAGATTTTCCGTTCTTTCCTTCATATTTATTCAGGACGACATTCACGTTATCAATCCACATGTAATCAATGTTGCTGACAGATTCAGCATCCAGAAGGACTCCATGACGATCGTTCTCGCCTGTCATTAAGAAAATTTTAGGCGGCCATTCGCTCTCGTAGTTCACTTTGATGGCTACATAATATCTTGGAATAAATCCTTCTTCCTCTCCTGGTTTCGGCTTTGTCAGTTTAACATTGAAGCCTTCATCGATAAGTCTTCTTGCCTGCTCAATATCCGGAATAATCAGATTCCCTTTTCTCTGAGTATTTCCATAAGTGTCTCTATCTGGATCACCAGAGAAATTTGTTTTGTAAATAAATTTTGTTTCCTCGATAATTACTAAATTGTCTCTCATTGTTAAAATATCTCCTTATTAATTTTCTGGTTTATTCATGCAAAGCCCCATCAAAACATCTCCGATATTAAAGCCTTTATCGCAGGACATGTTTAACGGATAATCGTTCTTGAAATCGGGGCAATCGTAGCAACTCTTGTACTTTCCATCACCACAAGGCATACAGTCTGCATCGTTTGCTCCAAGCTCTTCAATATATGGATCGTCGGACACAAACCATTCAAAATCGCCATACTGAGAAATAGTCTTCACAGCTTCATCAACAAGCTTGTCATAATAAGAATGGTCGATTCCGTCCTCTTTTCCAAGCTCTTTAACCATTTCCGATTCCATCCACCGATATCCTTTGGAACCGGTTGCCGCGTAATACTTACCGTCTTTTTCACGCATAAGTAATCCAGCACCATATCCTTCTTTCATCGGACAGAACTGACCAACTTTTCCAACGAATCTGTAATTATGTCCCTTCGCGATTTTCGGATTCAATTCCTGGCAGGTAGATTCAAATGTGATGTCGGAAATAAGACCTTTTTTATAGTCACTTTCTGCTTTGGCAAATTCTTTTTCTTCTTTTGATACATCTGGTAAAGTTTCATTTAAATCCAAATATAAAGAGCTGCTCACCGATTTGGTCTCGCACATATCTTCAAATGCGATTTCTTCTCCGCTGAACAGCTTTTTAAATACATATGGAATCTGAAACTGAGTTCCTGTAGCAGTCCACTTTCCACCATTCTTTTTATTGTCTCCTGGGATATATCCATATAATGCCTTACAATCCTCTGCATCCTTATACTTGGCAATATAAACTGCATCGTTGACTAAAGTCATCCGATCATATGTAGCTTCGTGCTCAAATGTATAGCCATATCGTTCTCCGAAATCCATGACAAACTGAATTATCTCCGGTGTTGCATCCGGAATCTTAATCGAATCGGTCTTGATATGTGCTACCTGGAACCCACGATTGAGAACTTCGTTCTTCAAGTCGATCATGAATAAAGCTCCACGTTTAGCTACAATATTGTCAATATTTCTTGGATCTTTAAATGGATTAGCAAATGAAGCGGATGTGAGTCCGTACACCGAGTTGATGGCTGTCTTTAACGCATTTGCTAAATCTTTCGATGTCATATCGCCATCAATAACCCTCTGAATATATGGAGTAAGTTTTCCATCCAGCATAGTATTCACAATATCCCATGCCTCATGTTTGATGCTCACTCGTCCTTCAACAATTTCCCGGAACGCTCTTGTGAACTTAGGTCCGAATAGCACCTCTGCGATTACACTATGCGGGTGCATTGATGAAACATCCAAAAGCGCAACATTTCCATACATTCCAGGAACACCTTGTGCAAATCCACCCTCTCCGACTTCTTCGCCTCTATAGGTCGATTTTCCACACTCAAATTCATACCCAGGGAAATATGGTAGAATACTGGATTCTTCAAATGGAACTTTTTCCTTACCGTTATTTTTCCAACCATAATGAAAATCTTCCATCATTTTAGGGCAAGCTTCTTTTAAGAAATCAAGACTTTCCTGATCAAGCGTACCGACAGGCTTTGATAAATCCCTATAATGAAATTCATTCTGAGGATTCCGATTTTTACCAAATATGATTCTGGTTGTAAGACTATTGGTTGTATCATTTACAGTCATTTCTGCTAAATCTGCCAGAATTTGTCTTGCGGTCCAATCGGCTTTCAGATATGTAAATGCTGCCTCAGTTGCTATAACATCGTTGTCACAATATTCAGCGACCTTAATCCATAATTCCTCTGGTACCGGCTGGTCCCATGGAAGTCCAAGTTCCTGATGATGAGTTCCAGCTTTTATGATCTGAATTTCGAAATCTGAAAATCCTTTTTTTTTGAGCTTCTCTTCAGAAAGATTTCCCATCTCAATTTCAAGCTTCTTTAAGCTCTTCTTGTTTCCAGCGGATGCAAAATCGTAAACGTCCGTATACGATACGTTATACGCCTCACCAAAGAAGCAATTTGGACCACCTTTAATAATTCTTTGCGAAAGATTATAAAGCTGTTCGTTGGTATACCCCATAAGTCGCGCATATAAGATATGATTATCGTATCTGCGACAGTTAAATCCAACCAGCCGAAATTGCATAAGTTCCTCAATTTCCTGTGGTGTAGGATTAATCATACGTATTACAGGTTTTCCGACGCCTTCCATCTTCCAATTGACAAGAAACAGGTTTGGAAAAACTTCAATATCATAAAAGACCAGCTTTGCCTTTTCATTTTTTACAGCGCAGGCTGGTTCTTCTGATTTAAAGTGCATCTTACTTACAAGCTTCACGCAATATTCTGCTTGGTGTGTACTATTTGCACCGAATGCTAATATTGCATTCCGCATATCTGTTACATCGTACTGAAGACCACTTTTGTATGCGTCTTCCAATATTTTGTATATAAAATCGATACTCGGCTTAGTTCCAGGATGAATCTCTTTATTGAGGTTTCGTTTTATCAGTGTTCTAAGCCCTTTCTCGCTTTTTATTGCTTCAAAATTTACCATTTTGTTATCTCCTTTCAGTGGTAAACCAGAGCTAATCTTTGCGATAGGTTGATTGTTACATTTGGACAACTTACGTCTCAATGAGCTTTTTCCAGTAAAGACCTTAATTTCGATATGGTCGTCATATACTCTGCTCAATGCAGCTGGATCTCCAGTGTAAATATAATGAAGATGCACACCTTGTCCAGATTTAGAGAGTTCGGCATATGTCGGAGGCCATTTACTAGCTTCTGCCATATTCTTTTCTAAAGATTTATTCCCTTGCTCATCTGGAATATCAAAATCAATAACGATATGATTTTCTGGAACTTTTACGTAATGGAGTTTTGTTGGATCTATCTCTGATAATTTAGAAGTTACTTTTTCCCATTTTTTCTGAGGAGTTTCATTGTCCGAAGCATATTGTGCCAGGCAATCCCCACACATCTCATCAAATATGGAGGCAGCACTATCGTGAAGTTCTATAGCATTAGTTGCTATCCCTTCCGAAGAATTATCCGATACGATTTCCGCTTCGAATTTTTCAGTTCGAAATCCCACGTAATAGCTCCTCACTCTGGTTCCATCGTCCAAATTAAATCTTTCTTGAAAATCTCTGAAATAGTTTTTAAGTTCCTCTTTAAACACCCTCTGCGAAAACGGATAACTCACCTTCGCCTCATCGCAATAAGTTTTGTACATCTCCCATGCTGCTTTTAGTGTAGTTCCGTTTTCTTTCTTGAATACGTGATAAGAATCAATTATAAAGTTGTAGAAATCATTTGATGCACCAAGCATGGTGATTGGAATGTAATCATCATATCTGCCAGGATTTGCTAAATATACATTTTTACAATGATAAGCAATCGCGCCCAACTCAAAATCAATCTGACTTACAATTGCTTTGTATTCTTTCGGACTTAATTTATTCCCAGAGGGTGATACATCAATCAGTCGTCTTATAAGACCCGATTTTGCATCTGTTATTTTTACTACTTTGTTAGTTCCCATAAATAAGAAAGCATTAAATCTACTGGAATATGCAGATTTAAACTTCTCGTTCACAGTCATAAGCTCGTGAGAAACTAAACTGTTCAGTCTAGTATTATCCTCAATTTTAGACAAGTCACCATCATGCTGAATCGCGACAAGTGGGTTGGCTTTAAATGCTTCCAATGCAAAAGCGTTACTACTCGATCCCAATGCTTTTGCATCGAATACTGAGTAATAACCCTCAAATAATGAAAGTATAAGATTTAAAACCGTTCCCTTTCCAGATCCTGGTGCGCCATAAAGAACCATAAATTTCTGTATTTTCTTTGACTCTCCAGATACGATAGAACCTATAGCCCACTCTATTTTCGTTCGTTCTTCTTCGGAATATAAAGTAGACATTAATTTATCATAAGCAGACAAATCGCCAGCTTCAAGCGGATAACTCAACTTTTTGCTGGCGTAGTCTTTTTTATTTGTTTCCATGTTTGAAAATATAAGTTTGTCGTCAAGCGCATGAAAATTGTCTCTCATTTGCTTCTGGCAATATTTGTGCCACGAATCTATCATTTTAGATTCAGCGTCCCACATATGCAGAACTTTTATGTCCGAATTGAATTTCGTTCTATTTTCTTCGGCATATCTATCCAATTCACGGTCGATAAGTTGCAATGCATCTTGTTCGTCCGTAGACCATAATCCTCGTTCCTCAATCCAGATAGCATAAAAATCACCGCCGCGGATCATCAAATCAGAACTTTTTTTGATTATAAATTTAGGATAGATTTCAATTATTCCGCGTTTGTTGGAACGTGTTGAAATTATCATAAAATCCATCATCACATCACATTTCGTCTCCTGGCTCGTTGTTTCTATTGTTGATATTTTCAATCTCTTTCTCAAGATTCTTGATTCTCATTGCCTGGTTCCTTTTTTCAATTTCATTTGTAAATGCATAAGCAGCTACAGAAAAAGCAAAGAATACAACAGACTTGTTAAAACTCTTCTGCCTCTTCAGATTTCTGCAAATGATTTCAAAGTTTTTCTCCGTGTTTTTCATACTATTGAAAATATACTCAAGCATGTAATATTACCTCCTATTTCACGCCATTTAAGTACCAGTTTGCCTGATACCAGATTTCAACGTTTCTTAAATCGTATTTGCAATGCTTTATTCTGAACAAACCGCCTTTACCGTCACGTCCGTATTCCCGATTCAATAATTTCTGAATCGCATTTTCTACATGATTCGCATCGAATCTGGAATCAATCATATCATCGAGCTCCAGATTAGAAAGCATAGTCCAGAACCAAATTCTAGTTCGGTCGCCTTGCTCTGGATCTGACATAATATGCTCTTCTAATCGAATGGCTAGTGCTAAAAGCATCTCCAATACGCTACATGGACGAGAGTCTAAATATTTCGCAACCATCCGCCCATTATATCCACTTTCATCCGCAAAGCGATATCGCAGATTGATGCCGTCGTCAAAACGATTTCCATCCATATCGATTGTATATGTAAAATCAACACCATGAAGGAAATGAAATAATTCTCGGTAAGATGGTTCATCGTCACAGACAAGACTATACATCCACTCAAAATACGCCTTATTCAGTTCATCCCTCGTCATCATACCTCCATCTGATGTGGCATCTCATTGATTACATCAGAATATAACTTCTGATCTAGGAGAATTTCATAATCGCATTTCTTAGCGTCATTTCTAACAAATACCGAATCGTCTTCATATTCTCCGAAATGGTTCAATGACTCAAAACCGACCATCTCTTCCACATCTTCAATTATTTCATCGTTTTCGTCCGCCAATATCTGATCGGCATAATATGTTAGACTGATTTTCTCGTAATCTTCATTTTCACCAAACTGCTCTGGAGAAATTACATACGGACCGTTAACCACGCTTTCTTTCTCTTCGCTGATACCACCATCAAAATACTCCGAATATTTTGTATAACCTTGTCTATGAAGTTTGGCTGCATATTCTTTGAGTTCCGGCTTTTCTTTTTTGTCTTCGGTTACGTTTTTCGCTACAACATCTTTATTCCGTTCTTTTTCGCGATTAGCAAAAACTTCTTTTACCGAATCAATTTCTCTTTGCGCAATCTCTTCATATTTTTTCTTAACCGAATACCAAGTTACAGCAGATCCAGAAGCCGCTCCTAAAATAAATGCTAAAAGAATAGTTGTCTTTTTATTCATTATCATTAGTTTCCCCCTCATTGATTGTCATCACGGTAAGAGCGAGCCCTCCGAAAAGTAAGGAAGCACTCAAAAGAATGCCTCCTGTGATATGACGTTTTCTTTTCGTATCAAGAATAAAGTCCATCATTGAAATGAAATTTCCAAATCCGTCCATTAGTGATTCCCCTTTCCACCCATAAGAACTGCGATTCCACTAAAGAAGCAAATGCCAGCTGCTGCTGAAAATGTAAAAGCCATTAATCCCGTCATAATAAAATCTCCTTTCCATCAGATAAGATCCAGAATAGGACCGTCAACATTAAAGTTCATTAAGATGGCATCTTCATATCCGCCGTCTTCAGTTTCTCTTTTAACAACCATAACACCGAAATCAACGAAATTGTCTCCGTTAGAATTCCCATCTGGTTTATAAATCCAACCAACAGACTGGCTCATCTTTGTACGAGTAATACCGAGCATATCATACACATCACTAAGAAACAGGAATCCGTCTGCAACAAGTTTATCGTTTGCCAACTGCTGCTGTGATCTAAGAAGCATAAGATTGTAATTCATATTCTCTTCATAATGACGACAAGTCTTATCAAAGAATCTCGCATAATCATCGACCGTTGGAGCAGCAACGTTTACAGTTGTTTTGGATTTCTTTTCTTTTCCGCTTTCGGGATCCTTGATCGTTTCTTCGATTTTCTTAGCTTTGATATTGTACCGAAGCTCTTTATCAACATCATCACCGAATCGTTCAACCACTCTGCTACGATATTCTTTGAAAGATTTATCGACAGTTGCGTAAGCGGCAGCCAATGCTACATTTCTTTTTCTGAGAATATTATTGGACGCAACAATTCCAGCAATAGAAATAGTTCCGAGAACCACAGCTGGAGCATACAGTTTTACAATCTTAACACCAGTCTGTGCATACACAATTGCTAAATCCTTCTTGGCGTCCTCCTGGGAATACCGATCTTCCATTTCTTTATCATTTTTACATTTGTGAATAGTTTCAATATTGTTTTTTGATTCATCCAGAATAGTGCTCAATTTTGTAGTTGCTTTACAAGCGAGAACTGTGCTAACGACGGTTCCAACTACACCAGCAGCAATTAAAAGCTCTGGACTATGCTTTCTGAGTTTAATATTTACTTTTCCAAAGGCAGATGATGCCTTTTTAACAATTTCAGTTTTATTCATTTCGTTTCTCCTCTTTAATTTAATGGTACTGCTTTTGGCAGCTTTATCATGTAGCCATCTCGTACACGAACTACGGAAGCCGTTCGGATATTAAACCAACCATACTTGTTGTCGGTATAATTTCCATTAATACCAACAAGATCATACAGATCGGCAACGCTCACCAAACCATATTGATCAATAAGCTCATCCATTCTGGATAACACATCTTCGGCTTCCCCTCGATTTTCGATAATAATATCGTCGTACTCATATCCAGATCGAGTGTGATTACTAGATCCGCTATCTCTTCTTTCTCTATCATCATAATATTTTCGATATGATACTCTTGAAGATGCGGATGATTTTCCCCGAGAGCTTCCATTAACGCCTAAAAATGCTTTTACAGCATCGAGGAACATGTCTTTTACATAAGGAACCACAATGTCCTCAAAAATATAACTTTTTACATCATCAACATCCTCCGGAACAAACATGCCTGTAAATTTCTGAATTCCACCCTTTTTCTTAGACTTCGCAGAACCAGAAATTACTTTCTCAACCTTTTTCTCAATCGGCGCTTGACTTTGCCCCTTTGATTTATGAGAATTTGATTTATACTCTTCTGTCGCCATTTTCTAACCACCTCCCAATTTATGCTCTTCCAGCCATTGATTTCGCGATCGTGCTATAAATATTCTGCACGTTGGCAAGATTTGAATTATAGGTTTCGAGGATATCATCCATAGAAGACTGAAGTTTCTCGGTAACGGCTTCTTTAGCTTCAGCCTTTACTTCCCGTTTCAAACCAGAAATATCAATATTACGAAGCTCTTTTCTGATTTTCTCTTTCGCCTCAACTTCCATAGAACGGTATGTCGAATCTACAGCTCTCTCCGCAGCATCACTGATTTTGTTGTACATGGAAGTTTTCACATCTACAACAATGTTATCGCACGCCGCTTTTACTTTTCTCTGTATCTCGCAATCAACTTTTTCGTTCACCCGTTCCTTAATGGTTTCATTAATAAGTTCTTTGGGAATATCAAGTTTACCGTCAGAAATCATGGAATCTACGGATTTTCCAACTACTTCACTAACTTCTTTCATTTTCTTATTTGCTCCAACAGCATATCCGAGACCAAATAAGCCAACTGTTACACCAACAAATCCAATAACTGTATCCAAATCAATAGTCATATTTGTTCACCATCTTCACCTTTCCCGGGAGAGTGATCCTCGATCCCGTTATGCGATTGTTATTTTTCTTAAACTGATAAGCCAAATTACTCCTGGCTTTTTTCTCAGATACAGCATATGTTGTTCCATGCCATTGATCTGAAATACAAGTCCCGAAATTCATAACAGGACCATCATACGTATACTGGTTCATAGGACACCTCCCATATAAAAACAAAAAAGAAAGAGTCCTAGATTTCTCTAAGACTCAATCTTCCTAAAATTCATTTCGATGCTTATTCTTCTGGAGCATCGTCATTTGGAACTTCTTCATAATCCGCGTCAACAACGTTATTAGGATTAGATGCACTTTTCTTCGCTGCACGTTCTTCTGCTTTTCTTTTCAATTTTGCTACGCCTGGCTCTACTACAAATTTGCAGATCAATCCTCCCGCAATCATAGCTAATCCAAACTTAGTAGCTGTACTGAAACTGCTGTTGCTTGAAGCCGCCTTAACGATTTCTTCAGTTGCTGTTTCCATAACTTCCTCGCTGTTTTCGATGATTTCATTGTTGTTTTCCATGATTTCTTTCTCCTTTCAGTTTTCGAAATTAATTTTCTTTCATAATATACTTTGTAAATTTTGCGTACTTACATAAGATTACGATAATCGTATCTCGGAGCAACTCCATAGTCGATTACCAGGCAGGGCGTTCCATCTGTAGCTAATTGAGAACTAAAACTCAAATCCAGAAATCCTCTGTCAATATTCCATCCAAGATCGTCCCCGATTGTTCTAAGCGGTTCCAAACCAATTTCATAATAGAAATCATTAAGGGAAATATACATTTCGGTTCTCAATCTGGCATCCAGTTCATTTTCAGCTTTTTTGATTGTCTCTATATCTGATCTGAAATATCGACCAGACACAGTATCAAAACATAAAGTATCGCCACGGCCAACGATGATAACTTCTTTATTTTCTATGGGATTCTTTTCTACGTGTTCCTTGGCGACTGCATCTCTAACTGTCTGCTCCTTCTTCTCTCCGATGGTCTCAACTACCTTTTTCTGATAATCTCTCAAAGTGGATTCGGATAATGTGTATGCCATCGCCAGAGCAGAATTACGTCTGAGATTAACAGAACTTGCCCCGATCAAGCAAGCCATTGACACGAAACAAGTAATACCAGCTGGAATATAGCATTTCCACGTGATTTTTACAATTTCAAGCGGCTCTAAGTGACTGATTTGATTGCATTCTTCACAGCCAGATCTCTTCGCTTCTTCCAAATTTTCATGGTTCACTCGATTTTTTTCGCGTTCAATCAATACGAGCGCTTTCGGAGTTGCTTTTACAGCCATCACAGTTGTCGTGATCATCCCAGCAATTCCAATGCCAGTTAATATTTCCGGACTACGTTTTACTGTTCTGATTTTCAAATCGTTGAGCACTTTCGGTAGATTTACTTTTTGCATTTCAAAATATCCTCCAAATTTTAGTAATACCGCCCACAAGGGGCGGAAGGTTATTACAGGCTGAGTTTCTTAACCACACGGAAAGCCGGACGAACCCCACGAGAGTACGAAGCGAAGCTGTAACCCGCATAGCCGTCGCCGGTCACACCGGCAAAGTAAGCCGAAGAATATTCTTTTTTCATTGCATTACGAAGCCAGCCCCATTCACACTCATTATTAAAATAAGCAACTCGATTGCGTCTATTTTTCATAAGTGGAAGCTGTTCGTCTCCATCTGGTTCAAAATGGCTCTTATCCCATTCATCGTCCCAACCAACAACCTGTCCAACAGTAGGAATGGTGAGCTCGATGATACGCGTTTTCAACTCTAATGGAAACGAATTATATAAATAGCTATCAATCCATTTCTTCAGGTCAGATTTTTCATATCCGCCTTCATTGGTAGGCTTTTCGTTCATGGGACGCTCTGCAATATAATCGTCAAAGATGAAAAGAACGTCGTTATCTGTCACTTCATAGGCAGTAGCTTCAAATTTTCCCAGTTCTTTCAAGTCTACTGTAATCTTGTCACCTACTTTAGTTTTGGAAAAATCATATTCGTGCTTTGGTACACCGAAGTTTAAATTAAGTAATTCTTTGGCAGATATATCGCTGGAACCCATCCATGAACCATAAAGCGGGTATTTCTTACTCAGTTCTTTAATATTTGTTTCATTTGCAACAGATTTCAACGCAAGCGATGCTGAATCGTAATCTACAGCCGCCAATAAATATTTCTTTGCGTTATAAAGTTCCTCCTGTGAAGCATTAGAGCTAAGCATTTTCTGAACAAGTTTTGATGCGGCAAAAGTTTCTAATGGCATAATATTTTCTCCTATTCTCGTTAACCTTTAAAATTTAAGCAACTAGCAGGTTGATAATCCATTCTGTCAATTCTTTTGCGGTGCAAAATATACTTGCAGTCAATGGACTTACTTTTGAATATTCTTCCATCTGATTTCTAAAATCTTTGATTATAATCAGAGGCGTTACTTCAGGATTTTCTCTAAGACGATCTAATAATTCATTAACCGTCCATTTTAAATAGCTCCCCTGCTCAAAGCTACAATCCTGCAAAGATTCATTAAGGCAATACTGGATGATGTAAATCACGCTTTCAATGGACAACATTAGCAAAAATAAAAACGAAAAGAGTCCACATCAGGACTCCTCCGCTTCTTTCTTGGCAAGTGCTTCATTCACCTTTTTGTCAATTTTTTCATCCATCTTTTGGTCATCAACCCAATCGGTTATAAGATTTACCCCTATTCCAATCAGTGTTGCTGCCATTCCAATAACCTTAATCATCTTACTGTTCATAACTTCACTCTCCTTTCATAATAGCATTTGTGTATTTTGCGAATTAGCATTGTTCAAAATCCAATTCTGGAACATAATCCATGTCAATAATGCAGACTTCCAACCCATCTTCCATTGTCGTTTTATAATGACGAAAATCGATCCAGCTATAACCACTGCTCATCGTCCAACCAATTTCATCTCCATCGTCGATTGGATCTAATCCGAGAAATCCATAGAAATCATTTACAGATAATTGGGTTCCAATGGCAAAATCTCGATTAGAATAATATTCCGCTTGAATTACTCGGTTGAGTGAACTTTCGAAATATCTTTTTGAGTAGCTATCATAGAATAATATATTATCATCTGGATTATGCTCTTCAATATCGAGAGATCCGCCGCCGATAAATCCATCTGACGCGATATAGACATCATCTGCTTTCTCCACAGCAATGGCTTCCATAATTTTTCTGTGAGCATCCTCGCCATACAGTTCTTTCAGTTTATCTCGATAATCCTGGTATGCATCATTGAGCAACGCATAAGCACTGGTTAAAGCCGCCTGCTGACGTTTGTTCAGAATATTTGCTCCAAATATACAAATAATCGTTGCTGCTCCCATAACTACAGATGGAACATAATAAATCCATGCGGACTGAATAGCTTCGAGTTTTGTGTACGCATTCGGGTCATTATGATTCTCTCTACTATCTGCTCTTATTTTTCTAAGAGCTTTTGGCGTAGCTTTTACAGCCAGAGCAGACGTTCCAATTACTCCAACAGCTCCAAAACATGATAAAAGGGTTGGTGATGCCTTTTTCAGATTCTTCTTGTTTAATTTCTTCATACTATCTCCTTTCATTTCGTGGCACGCAACACATCCAATACATCAGACAAAATATCTTGTGCCACAACAAACATAAAATTGTTATCTTGTCTGATTTGAGCATACCGTCTCATCTTGTTTCTAAATTCATTCGTAAGTACAATTATTTCGTCAACTGCAACCTCCTTTCTTGGATAAACTTTTTGTGAGACATACTCTGTTAATTCCTTTAATGCCCAGACCGAATAACTTGACTTTTCGAACTCTCGGTTTCGAATAGAATACTCTGGAAACCACATATCCAACTCGAATACGTCACTAAGCATTAGCTTTAATTCTTCAATAGACATTCATTTACTAGCTCTCCTTTCGATAAAAAATAAAAGAGAAGCAGTACGGAACAATCCGTTGCTCTCCCAATCGAGCTACCCGTTTCTCTTTCTCTCATAATAGTCCTTGTAAATTTTGCGAAGTAAAAAGAAAGAGGCGTTGCCCACGCCCCTCCCGGTTAGTTCAAACCGATACTTTTTAGAATTTTAATAAGCTCGTCCTTTTCCAGCTCAGCATCTACATCCAAGTGAAGGTGTGTCTTTCCATCATTGATTGTGGTAGTAATCTCATTTAACTGAATATCCACGTTATATCCAGTTTTCTTATGTACCACCATCTTCAACGCTTTGGAAATAATTCCTCTTGTGAATTTCGATACTATTCTCATTTCATCCATGCTCCTTTTCTCCTTTCAAAAGCTATCGTTTCTCATAATAGGAGCTGTAAAAATGGCGAAAAAGAAAGAGCCCTTGTTAGGACTCTTCTTCCGATGGTAATGCATATCGTATGTCTAATTCCATATCCGGTAGTACGGCTTCCATCACGCCATTCGTTTTTGTATAAATTTCAAATCTAAACTGTTCATGGATTTTAGCTCTTACCCACCAGGCGATTAACGATTCTTTAGTTATCGGTATTCCTAATGCTTCGTATACATCTCTCAGCAATAAGTATCCGCGGGTCTGTAAATGATCGTTTAATCGACATTCGTAAGCACCTAACGTCCACGCATTGACCAATTCGTTTTTACTCCATTGGCATGACTTTTCGTCAAATATTATGGTTTTGTTCATAAAATGTCACTCTCCTTTCATAACATCCCATGTAATTTTCGCTATATTTCTCTCCTGTCAAAACAAGTTTCCCATCGTTGCCTCTGAATAGGCTTCATTTTTAATGCCCACATAATCTGTCTGACCGTTACTGTAGGGTATAACCCGTCCTTACATGTTCCACATCTGTTGTCAAAATATTTCCTAAAGCCTGGATGTAGATATAAAGTATCTGTTAGCCAAGCATCCACTTCTCCCCACCAGGTACTTTTGGTTTCTGCATTAAATCTCTGCTGAATGACCGCTAATCCATTGTCTCCTATTCTAAACAGTGTGCATTTGTTATACACTGGATGATTGCAAATATAAGTTTCTCCATACATTGATCTATAAATATCTGGTTTCTGATAATGGTATCTCATTTGTGTTCTCCTAGGCAAAAAGAAAAGAGCCTCAGATTTCTCCAAGACTCTTCCTTTTAGCTTATACGTATTTACTTATCGGACTCTATGACTTCTTCCAGTGTCGGATATAAACTTTCATATTCTTCTTCTCCTTCACAGCCATAGTGATCTAAATCTACGCTATGACCGCAATTCGGGCACACTAAAGTGTCCCGCCACTTTTCATCTTCAAATTCCATTAAATTTCCGCACTCATGACAAATGTATTTGCCAGTTTTCATAGAATTGATAAGTTCTTCATTAAAAATACTCATAGCTAAATATCTCCTTTCGCATATAGACCGTCGTACATATCTGTATATCACAGTATATCCGTCGGTATTATTTTGGTCAAGAGATAAAGCTTTATTCTCTCATAATAGTCCTTGTAAATTTCACGCAAAAAATAAAAGGAGATGCAAACATAATTGTAAGCATCTCCATCAAAGTTTACCAGTCAACCATTATGCATCTGTGACTGTATGAGAGCATTATTTTCGTTGAAACGTGAAGTTTTATTCCATCGTCATCTCTGAAATCGAAATCGAATTCTACAGTTCGCATATTTTTGCTCATCACCTGTTTACTCTGAATCGACCAGTCTTTGTCGTCTTCACTGTCTTTAGCTCGAACAGTTACGATGCGAACCTTGGATTCATCCAATTCTGTAAAGATTACATGAATTTTTCCCAATAGTTCATCGTTTCTGTAAGGTATGCTCATCATCACCTCATTTGTAGTTGTTGGTACTTCAATATAAATATTTCTCATATATTTCATCTCCTTTCATAGTAGCCAATGATTTTGACGCGTAAAACGAAGAGGGCTTGTACCATTGCCCTCGACGCTTTGAACCTTAATTTTTACTTCCTGGTTGGTCTGAAACGGTTGATTAAGTTTCTGAATACCTGTGATGAAATTGTTCCAGTTTCTTCAAATCGGAATCCTTTATTCATCCAGATGCCATAGAATATCAATGGTAACAGAAGCTCTGCTCCAGCAATACCAGCTTTGAAATATCGATCTTTAACCTGCTCGTCGATCTGCCGCTGTTTAAGTTTTTCATCTCGCTCCTTTGCCTCATTATCAGCAACACGAGAATTATACTTCTCATCAGCATCCCATTCGCTTTTGTTCTCTTCGATTCTTAGCTTGTAAAGTGTAGCTAATTCATCAATTGCCATTGATTTTTCTTTACTTCCGGATGCAAATTCAGATAACCCCTTAATCTGTCTTGCAATTTCCTCACTCAATAATTCTTCAATATTCTTTTCATCCATTTCTGATATCTCCTTTCAGATAAATTATTGATGTTCATAATAGGACGTGCTATTTGTGCGAAATATAATTCTTAATTTCCACTCGCAATGAAACACGCTGCTTCTTATAAATCTCATTTGCTCCGCCAGGATCTAATTCAAGAAATAAATATGGTCCGCTGTCCGGATCTGAATGATCGACTCGAAGCGAACCAATTGGCTTTTCTTGAAATATGTATCGCTCAATGAGCAATCCAATAAGAATACCTATCACTAAGATGATAAGTCCCATCTGCTATACCTCCTCTCCGTCAATATTTCAGTTATCAAAATAACACGATTCGTGGTAGCCTCCGTACTGTTTTTAATCTAGAATAAAAGAAAGAGTCCTAGATTTCTCTAAGACTCAATCTAAAAACTTGCATTATCAATTGAGTTTCTTTGCTGTGAAAATATAACTACCTAACTTCGAATTATTCATAATAAGTCCATCTCCGCAACTTTTTGATACAATCTTAGTGAGTATTTCTCCTTGCCCCAGTCTGATACCTTTCGTATGCCCGAAAGCATAACCAACTGCGCATCCTCCTGCTAAAGTAAGACTCGATACCACGATCGTACTAATGTTGTTGCAAATAAACTTTTTGAATGAATTTCTAGTTTTGGTTTCGGTTTTAGTTTCCATAATGAATCTCCTTTCAAATAAATGTTTATTCATAAAATAACTTGTAAACTTTGCGAAAAGAAAGAGCCCTTGTTAGGACTCAATCTCAAAATGCTTCTTGAGTAATTCATATACAAGTTTTGCTTCTTCTTCTCTCAACGATGCCATATCCCATCGTTCAATACTATCATCAGAATGTTCTCTATCTTTTACTCCGACAATAAATGGACGACCTCCTTTAGCATCAGCGGTATAAGAAAAACTGCAATTTTCAAATATTAACATTTAAATCACTCTCCTTTCATAATAGGAGTTGTTTTTATCGCGCATTTTCATCCTCTTTCTTTATTCAGCAGCCAAAAGAATCGTCTGTACAAGTTGTAATACGTGTCTTTACAACATGGGATTTCTAATCTAGCTTTAATAATATCGTAGGACCATCCCTCAGTTACGCCTTTTAATATGTACTCAGCCAATTCTGTATCTGTCCGCTCAGCCGTTTTCTCTATCATATCCATACGCTTTGAAAAATATGATTTCAGCATTCCGATTTTTGCAGTCGGATCGCATACTGTGCTGTTTGCTATAACTGCCACATAATTAGTAGAACGACTAGACAGACCATCTAGTGATACATAGTTTCTTTTCCATATTGGATATTGAAGACAAAAATGCTTCAACTCGTAATAACGATGCTTCTCAATCCAATATGGATTATTTTCGGATACTTCGGCTCTTATAATATTTCCCATATAGTATTACCTCCTTCTAAATTCTATTCTAGGTTAGAATTTTGAAAATGTTAAAACAAAGTCAGTGGAAAAATTTTCCATCATAATCTTGGTTTAATACCCTGCTTCTTCCAACGTTTCATCGTTTCCTCACAAGGGAAATCTTCAAAGCCTAAAGTCTCTGGACTGATGAATCCTTCTATCACTCCATCTATAATATCCGACTCGTAATGCTTAAAAGGATATAAATATTCTGGAAGATCTCTATGAATTGTTTTGCACTTCGGGCATTTATAACGTTCTATGGCAACGAGTTTTTTGGAATGATCCTTTCCTCTTACAATTCGTTTCACAGTATCATATCGCTTCAATTTTTCTTTACAGTCAGGGCAGTATTTATCTATGGTGTTCGCCAGCCTTTCATATAATCCGTACTATAACCATATCATTTACCGCCAAAGGAGCACATATACATAAAAAGAGCACCAGTAGATTTCTCCACTAATGCTCTTATAAGTTCAATTTGATTTTCCTTTTACTACACCATTTACTACACCATTTTTACACCAAAATACGATATTTTGCGGCATTTTACGATGGGTGCAAAAAGCCCGCAAACCCGCATAAATACTGGGTTTTTCGTGTTTTCCAAAAATGGATGTATAAAATTAACTTTTTCTTAAAGATTGACTTTAGAAATCCAGTAAAATCAAGGGTTTTCAGACTATAGTTTTTTTTACTACACCACTTTTACACCATTTTGATTTTCCATCTTTTTCATCTCATCAAATAAAGTCTCATCTGAGACATGACAGTACAAATCCATTGTCATCTGCAATGAGCTGTGACCTAATATTTTTTGAAGCGTTTTAGGGCTCATTCCATTCTCTATAGCCCTTGTTGCGAAAGTATGTCTGAACGCATGCGGAGTGAATTTCTTTATACGAATTCCATCAGCTTCCATTTTATTGAGTATCTCATTTATTGCGTCAATTGCTGCCACCTCCTGAAAAGGTTTACCACTGCTTGTAGGAAACACCAGGTCTTTAAAATCCCAACATTTGCGTTTTTTAATTCTAGTTTCATTCAATAGCTTTTGATGTATAAGTGCATCAATACACGCATTTGTAAGCGGAATTAACCGTTTTCCATTGAATGTTTTTGGCTCGTGCTCTTCGAAATAATACCCGTTCTCCCCATGTATATGACACATTGTTCTTCTCACATGTAGCGCTCGTCTTTCAAAATCTATATCGCTCCAGTACAGTCCTCTAAGCTCTCCGATTCGCATTCCGGTCTCAAGTGCCACAACGAATATATTGTAGAATCTGTGATCTTTAGCATATGTAAGGAACAATTTAGTCTCTTCGATTCCTAGCACTCGACGCTCTTTCGATACTTCTTTACCGATTTTAGTTATGAGGTCTTTCGCAAAATTTTGTGGTACCAGACCGTTTCTTTTCGCTTCGGCAAATAGCCCATTCAATACTACTTTGACCCTCGTTCTTTGCTGATTGCTTTTTAATTTGTTCAATTCCGCTTGAAGCATCACAGGATTTAACTTCTGTATTTTTTCACGACCTATCCCTTCTTTTATAGATTTATATGCTATCTCATAGGCGCTTAATGTTGTATTCCTACAATTTCCTTTACACGTAGTTATCCAAACATTATACCACTCGTCCAATGTCATATTACTTTTTACAAGATTTACTGCATTATCGTCAGCAATCTGCGCTTTTCTCATTTGGGTTCTGAGATTGTTTAGGTTCTTATCATATAAAGTTTCCCTTTTTCCAAAGCGATTTGTGAATCTAGCTTGATATAAGCCATCTTGTCTCTGAGAAATACCAACGCCCAGTTCTTTTCCTTTTAGTGATTTTCCCATATAAACTCCTTTCTGCAATGGGGAAAATCCAAATTGAACTTACCCCAAATATACCATTTTAAAAGATATTTCGCAATAACCAGGCATCGACTTTATCCCTGTGAGCATATAATCGGTTCCCTATTCGAATAGTAAAACCATTATCGGGGTTATGTAACAACTCTCTCGCTTTGGTTTCTCCTATGCTCAAATAGGTGCACAAATCTTTCACGGTAAGCAGTTTCTTTTCTTTTTTATTTTCCATTTTGACCACCTCCATTCCCGTCTTGATAGTACCAACGGAGACGGTCACCTGCGTACTGAAAAAAATAAGAGGAAATGTATTTAGAGCGAGAAAGACACCCCATCTCTCCCGCTCATCTTTAACTATTTCGTCGCATCTTCAGAAGTTTTATTATACTGGGATGTACTAATTCCGAGAATCACTCCAAGGAATGTATCAACTGCTGTGATAGTTCCGACAACCTGCTCTCCACATGGAAAATTCCAAATACCAGCAAGCGCAAAGTATAAAGTTCCAAGAGCTGGAAGCAAATACATTGCGATCCATTTAAGAGTGTCATAAGTTTTGTTACTCATGTTCATTATTCTTTTCCTCCTTGCCTATGGCAAATTTGTGAATCGGGAGTTTATCCACTTCTTTCATAACTCTTTCGGCGGAACCATTTCCTCCCAATTTTTTATAAGGATCATAAAGATATGTTCGTAGGTTTTCATACTCGTCCTGTGTCACATAACCTCGATCTACGTACTGCATACCAAGATACATGATTCGATCATGAGCCAAACCAACTAGCATCTCTGTTTTTACATCTTTTCTTTCGCTTCTTTTTGTTAAATAGGCCCACAGCCCAGAAGAAGCTAAAACTGAGCTAATAATCGTAAGTACCATCTGAAACCATGGTTCCATCAAGCTACCTCCTGTGTTGATTCTTGTTGTGACCTATCTTTTATAATCATCTTCTTTTTCACGATGGTTATGGTCTTATTGAATAGGCCTTCGTATAATTCTAATAAATCTTTTCTCTGAGTTCTGGACATAAGCTTATAAAAGTCTCCCATCCAGCCCTTGAACATTCCTTCAACATTTTCATATGGTATTTCGCCATTTTCCACCTTAACGGCTAATTTCTTCAATTTTCTACGCATTGTATAAACCCGATCTGGATTAATTCGTTTCATAATCTTTCCAGATTCGGTTAGTGTGTATTTTATCTGAAGAAATTTATAAGTACCACTTATTTTGACGATTCGTGTTTTCTTCATATTAATATGAATTCCGTATTCACGAGCTATTCTCTCAATGTTTTCAAGTAAATCCAATAATTCCTCTTTGGATGGGCTCATGATATACCAATCGTCTGAGTATCTTCCATAAAATTTTATTCCTCTGACATACTTTACATAATTGTCAATCCGATGCGGATAATAAATACCAATCGCTTGCGATAACTGATCACCCATATTCACGGACTTCTCCATGAATTTTTCACCAGTCAATTTGTTCTTTGGAATCTTTCGGTACTCTAATTTGTTGAATACCTCGTCCAGACATGACGCATATTCATCATCGCTCATATACGACACATCAACTTTAAACCCATCAAATATAACGTTGAGTAGCCAGTCTATAAATTCGTCATCCTCAAATAATTCAAGCAACTCTTTCTTTGCTATTTCATGGATAATATTATCGTAAAACTTTGAAAAATCACCAAAGAGAATATAACCCTCGTTTCCGTACAGTTTGTAATATTTCCGTAAATGTACCTCGAAACGTTTTCTTTGCATAGATATGCCACGCCCTTTCAAGGACGCACAATTATCATATATGATTTTTCTTCTTATTTTGGGGATTAATAATTCGTCGCATAGAACATGCCTGACAATACGGTCTTTTACTGGAATACTTGTAATTGGTCTTATTTTGCCTCGTTCGCGCAGTTCAAATTCATCAACAGGACCGTTTGTAAGAGTCCTATTAATAAGATCATCTTGTAGTTCAAAAATATACCTCAAGAAATTAAGAATAAATCTTTGGACAGATTCTTTCCACTTACTGCCTTTTATAGAGGCTTTGTAACCCGCATAGAGATTGTTGGCGTCGCAGAGAATTTCCTCGTATGTCATAATTATTCACCGTGATAGCAATAGTTACCGTAGTAAATTGCGTCCGGCTTTATCATTTATCCCTTTGGTGGAACGGATAACATCTCCTTCCCTGATTGGTTAGATCAAAGAATCCGGACGAACCCCATTAGAGTTCGAAGCGTTGTTGTAATTCGCATTGCCGTTGTTGTTCACATTGGCAAAGTTAGCCGAAGACACGCATAAATACAGATGTTACCCTGGAAGATACGATTTCATTTTATTGTCTCTTTGACGCCATCTCTTTATCAACTCGATTTCTCGGTCAATAGCTTTACTATATCTGCCATAGGCATTCAAATCAACATTGAATCTGCCTACAACACGCTGTAATGAATTGATTATCTGATTGCAATTCACAATACCGGCATTTAAATAATCACGCCTAATTTCATATTCATGCATAGAAGTCGGAAATAAAGATCTCGCAGCTCGTAAGTTAGCAGTCAATAAAGAGGCAGATTTTTCAATCTGTTCTTTTGTACTAAGCATAATATAAGCATAAGCTTGATAATCAACTTCCAATCCTTTTCCAGTTGCATATTGTTCCCGAACAAACTGTTCCTGACTTTTTATTGCAAAGCTCCTCTGCATGAATTCAATCAGCATGTCGTATAACTCCAGCGAATAAGCAATCGCTTCTTCTCTCGACTCTTTCCGCTTAGATGCTAATACGCTCATTAATAATCATTTCCGGTAATTTCAGTGAATTCTTCCTCTGTAATCCAGCCCATTTTTACGGCGTTGCGGACACGTGTTTCATTCCATACTTTCAGAGTATAAAAACGTTTTACTTTCTCGAAATTATCACTATGCATCACGATGTTCCTCCTTTTCTTTAAAGTTCAACGCCAGCCATCATTGCAATATACTCAATGTCCGACTGCATCTTGATTTTTTCCATTTCAGCTTTTGAAATGTCTCGAAGAACAAACCAATACTCTTCTCCCATCGGAGTGATCTGAACAAGCTCCATATTATTGTGAGTTTCTTCTACTTCGCCATCGCTGATGACAACAGGGCTGCAACAATCTTCAAACATCTCTTTTGCAATTGGAGATTTCGAGATAAAATTGTTGCCGTTGAGTTTCAAGTCGCCGATAACAGTACCATCAGCAAGTGTAATTGAATAAGTTTTATCTTCCATTTTGAATTTTCTCCTATTCTTTTATACAAATATTAAATTCTTCGGGGCACGAGGCCCCTCAGTTACTAACCAATAAGGAAATACGGACGAACCCCACCAGAGTCCGAAGCGTAGTGGCAACTCGCATCGCCGCCGATGAGCACATCGGCAAAGTAAGCCGAAGACACGACATCTCTCAGCCAATACCAATATCGTAAGTTGACGATTGACGGATTGAGCATAGCTGCTGCGAACTGCTGACGACCAGTTGTATACTTATTCGGAAGCGTTACACCATCGTTTGCGGGCGCATACACATGAGTGCCATAAGCCATGATTTCGTTCATTAATTCTACCTGGGAATCAAACCATGCTCCAGCAGATGCATGACCATCAGTAACAGCATTTGTCAGATAATCTCTATGAGTGAGAAGCATGTCTCCGAATGCAGCCTTGATTGTGGTCTTTGCCTGCTCCAGACCTTCTTTGTACATCTTAGATCCGACATAACCACCCTCGGTTGTATTTGTATCATTCATAACATGACTGTATAATGCGGAATCCGGGACGATTACCAAATGTGGTTTGGCGAATTCAGTATCACCGCTATGGGTAAAATAGTTAATATCCCAAATTCTCCAGGTAATACCGTTAATTACCCAGTAATCGCCGATATATAGATTATCAAATGTTCTATTTCTAATTGCAGCTTTCTGCTCAGCCGATACGGATGTTCCAAGATTTCTTCCGCCCCAGATCATTCTGTGCTGCTCTGCTGACACCATACCAGCCAAGTCAATAGCTGCGTTTTTTGCTGTGATTTTCTTAGTACCATTCGTACCATCCTTGATAAGAATATCCCCACTGTCGAATCTTGTCGCAGCAGGATAATCAATAAGTTTACTCATTTCTTGTTCCTCCCTTTATGCAAATACCCAGTCTTCAGCCAACATATCCGCCTGAGATGCTAACCACCCCATCTGTACTCCAGATGTTCCGACAAAGGCTACTGCCTTATTTCCAATAGCATCATGTTCACAATTTACAATCTGATTGTCCGCTGTCTTGTAAGAAATTCCAGAAGCAAGTTGAATGTACTGTTTCTTGCCATTCCAGCCTTTACGTGCAACTTTCATTCCTCTCTTCAAATATTTGATTGCCTCGCCGAAAGAAAATGTCGCCTCTCCTCCCAGTTCGGGACAATTGTTTTCATCCGCCACAATCCACTCATCGGAAAGAATATTTCCTAAAGTATACTCAACTACTTGAGTTTCCCGGATGTCCAGTTCTTCTCCGTCCTTGGTATGCATAATGATACTTTCTTTCTCCGAATCCCATTTCCAGAATCCGCCCCAAGATGGAAGTTTAACTTTATTCCCATCTTTCATGATCTTTAGCGCCTCTTCAAATCGCATTTCTTGTTCCTCCTTTTAGCAATTTATTGCGTCCGCAAACGCAGGAAGAGTCTTCAAATAATCATAAGCCTCTTCGATTGTCATATTTTCTTTGTACGGCAACTCATATGTAACTGTAGCAGTATATGCTGGTTTCCCAGCGTTTTCATTCTCTCTACTTTCTTCGTCCACATAGGAAATAACAGCAATCGAAATGTGCGTGTTGATTGCTGAATGAACAAACAGGATTCGATGATAACTCAGAGGAATACCATTATCCTGTTTTATAGATTTGCTTAAAGCCATTTTGAATTTTCCTTCTTAATTGAAATACACTGTAAACTGACCAGAAACGCCACAAGCATCATTATTGGTAACTACATTTGTAGTATTCGCAAAGTGTGCCATAACACTGATACAGTTATCAGCTAAGGTTGCTTCGTAATATTCCGGTTGAACGTTCGTATCTGCTCCAGAGCCATACAAATAATTCCCACCTTGTCGAATTATCAAACCCGGATTAGAAACTACGCTTACGGATGTTACTCCAACACATGGTCTCGATAAAGGAATGCAAAAATGTAGATTTGCTTTACTGCCTGTAATAAATCCTCCGCCTTTATAACGCATATTAACGCAAGCGTCTCCTGGGACATAATATGGTCTTATCCAGGTGTCATATAATCCGGAATATAATACTATATCCCTTCCCATTAAACATAATTGACCTCTTTTTGCAGCCGCATGTCCATATCCAACAACCACTTGATCGCTAGAATTCACGTCAACAACAGATCGATAATTACCAGAAGTATCTGCCACCCACAGCCCATGGCCGTTATTAGCAAGAAAATTATCTCCTGTTTTCACATTACTAACTGCTGATATTTCTTTTCCAGATGATATTGCTCCTGGAGTTGAAATGTCGCCACTCATGAAAGTGAGATTTCCGTAAACATTTATAGATTTATCAAAAAACTCAAATCCAGCACCATTGGCGATTTCAGTTCCAGTGCCCATTTTTCCGAGTTTTATGGATATTCCATCGAAATATAGGATCTTCTGAATATTTTTTCCATTGAATATCGAATATGATTCTTTGGCACTCATTTCACGGGCTTCGATTTTCACACCAATAATCGATCCGCTTGCTTCTATATTCAGGGCAAACAAATCGTTTACGTTGATCTTATCTGCATTTACCGAGCCAGAATACAAATTTGCACCATCAATGTAGATTAAATCTTTGTCTTTTGCCCACGCTACAAGTTTTTTCCAACTTTCATCAGCAACTTTACTAACGTCGTCCAGATCGCCAAGTCTTGCTGCTGGAGATGATAAATTTCCATTGATAATGACTGAATGATTCTTAACCAATATAAGAACTCGCTCACCATTTATCGCATTGACCGTGGCACCGCAAGGGGTGAGTAAATCTGAACCATCCATTCGCACATACTTTTCCCCATTTCGAACAACTACTGTTCCATAAACAGCGTTTTCGCTTCTGCTTTTATCTTTGTTTGCAACAGTTTTTGCAAACTGAGATGCAATCTCGTTAGATAATGCCAAAGTCAATCACCTCCATAATTTTGATGTATATATCGCTGTTTCTGTAACTTTGCATCCAGTATCGCAAGTAATTGCCTGTTTCACGATTTTTGCTTTTACATTGTTAATACCAGCTGCCTTATAGTTCAAGAGAACACAATCCCCCAGTCTAACAGGGTAATACCCATGTGAAAATGTCACTTTATATTCCACTGTCGATAGCTTCTGAAGTAATTTTTCAGCATATTCTTTAACTTGATATTCTGTCGGTTCTCCAGAAAAATCTGGATCAGTGTCCCTATGGATTATTTCTCTCCCACGGCTAACCGTAGATGTGGGGCTGTTGGAATCTTCGTTTACAACTCGGGCATAATAATTCAAGTTGTTCTTGGAATACACAACTTCAACTACATTTGGAATCCCGTATAAATCGTATTCTTCACTTACATCTGCATACAAAATAGAACTATCATCATCATTGAATTCAGTTACGGGCTGTAAAGTAGCCGTATCCTGAACTGGTAAGAACAGAACACGGCCTAATTCATCAAGCCCTAATTCGTATTTTGCGTTTGCTATAAGATCATCAATAAATGAAATCCATTTATCATCGGTATTTGCTGCGAAATCGAAATACAATTTCTCGTCACAACTAGGCTTCACGACCGGAGCCCTAACATGATTTCTTACAATCCGATAAGCTTCATCCATTACATTCGAGTCTTTTTTGATAAAATATCCGATTGGTGGCGGATTTTCTTTTAACTCAAGTAATGGCGTGTACGAGTCCATGTTAATTGTTCTTACACGACCATCAAACGCCGAGGATGGTGTTTGTACTAAAAAAGTTCCTAATGGATGCCTTTCTTTAATTCCATTTTGAATTGTTACGAGATATGCTCGAATATAGCACTCACCTAACCGCTCATTGATGTTGAAAGAAGCAGATCCTTTTGTCTCGGCGTCCTCGTCTCGCTCGATGGTAGCTGATCTTACAGTAGTAATCTGATTCTTATCTTTCCAAGTTCCAGGATCGACAATATAGTATTCGAAGGTTTGCTGCATAGACTTTTTCCAATCTGGCATTTATGCACCTCCTTCTACTCTTGTCAATTCTATCGAAACTGGTATCGTTAATGCACAATGTGTCTGTGATATTGATACTTTTATATGAGCCCAGTATCCGGTTCCAGATGGTTCTCTTGCGTAAACATCCCCCATCCAAACGGCAAGTCTTCTGAGAGCATATAAAGTTTCTTCGTCATTAGATGGCACTTCCATTTTCCATGAAGAGGTTTCTCCAAGTTGTGTCCCGTAATAACTTACAGGTCGCTTTCGTCCAACATATTTAACAAGAGCTACATCTTTGTCATTCTTATCCGATACATCCACATTATACGGAAGTCTGACTAATGATCCTGTCCACGGAGGAGTTGCTACTTCATCGGCTTCGTTTGCCAACGATGAGTCAAAAGAACTCCATGCTTCACTCCATTGAATAATGACGCCGTCTTCTCCTATAGGATAACCTGGAGGATCATAATAAGATACAGCACCGGTCTTGATATCGGTAGCCACGATTCTGTACCTTGCGTAATCTAATGCCGGATGCGGATCAGTAACGTAATGGCCATGTGTGTTTTCAATACCGCTGGCAATTTCAACGAACTCGCCAGTGTATTCTTTTCTGTACACAGCTAATCGCACGTTTGCTGCGAGTTTCTCATTTTCGTCTTCGCAATACGGTCGAATGATGCAGGAATACGTATCTGGATCGTATGCAATCTCTGCATTCGGCTCGTCAACTGTTTCATCCCAGCTCACCGTAAATTTGGTTGTCGCATCGCAACTCAAACCGATATTCATCGTTACAGTTACTTTAACCGTATACGATATACCATTTTCCAAATCTAAGTCGTTAGCTGAAATTCCAATTGCTAAATTTCCAGAAGCGTTGAAATATTTTGAATATACCGATTCTCCAGCAGTCACCATATATTCATTTCCAACTTGATCAGTTGTTTCATACCCTTCGTTGGCTGTAATATCAACATAATACCCTATTGGACTTTGTGTTTTTGGACCTGGAATCGCATTTATATAGAATGGGAAAGATGTTAAAGTTGATAGCGCTGTGCCGTCCATCTTACGTACATAAACAGACAATGTTGGATGTGCATATATATTAACCTCACGAGTTGCAGACCATTCACTATACGCCTCAGTAATACCAGATGTTCTAACTCTCCATTTTATGGTTGTGCCTTCTGTATACACTCCAGTATTGATGGAATATGTACTTGCTTTTCCTTGATCATCGTCGGATTTCGTATTTTGAATCGTCTGTGTCGTAATCCTACCGTCAACGTTCAATTCCAGTTGAGCATGTTTCTCATAAGAACCGTCTTGAGAATTATGAATCCAATATAGAATCAACGATTCTCCGACCATAGCTGTTGTTGTAGATGACCAGGTCGTAGGTGCTGAGGGTTCCTTTCCGATAACAACGGATGCCACATCGCTCCATCCAGAATTTCCCGCACTATTAACCGCTCTTACCCGAAAGAAATATTCTTTTCCAGATTCAAGTCCTGTAAATTCAGCATGACCGGCTTCGGATTCGATAGTTTTGCTTGTCACCTGGTCGGGATTTGCATCGAAATACTGTCTCTCAGTAGTGTACTGAATCTCATAACTCGTGCAATTAGCAACCCGATCCCAATCCATGGTAATAGAAGTTGACGACAATGCTCTAAGTGTTGTGATTTTTCCTGGTGAAGATGGTTGAGTGGTGACTGTACTCGAATAATCAGACCATTCGCCTTCGTCATCCATTGTATATCCACGGCAACGAGCTTTATACTTATACCCGGTTTCGATTGTACAGGATATTCCAGCAGATTGATTCTGAATTATGGAATACCCTGTATAGAACGGATCACTTGTGCCATCCTTGTAAACTTCAAACTCAACCCCGGTAGCCGTCCATTTCGAATCCAAATTAGAAATGCTCAAATCAATCTGAGTTTTATTATACTCGTTGATACCGATTTCAGGTGCCGATGGTTTAGACGGCGGACTGGATTTGAAATTGTATTTTTTCTCGCTTGAAAATTTTCCCGTCCAATACGCAACATCTTTTTTATTGACTTTATGCTTCTTGGCGATCGCCTTAACTTTAAACTTTACCTTTGTAGCGTTCTCTGGAGCAGTATACGTACTCTGTTTTACAGTTTCTGTCGTATCAGCACCGACGAACCAGACGCCGTCTCCGGTTGCATAATACCAAATGCATTTATACTCTTTTGTGTGCGATTTACTCCATTTCCAGGTTGCGAAAATAGTACGCTCTGTACCAGTTTGCAAACCGAACTTTTCTATAGTTGGCGCAGATTTAGTAGTAGCCACTATTATCGCCTCCCTTCCACTACCACTGCTCTTGTTAATATCTCGATAGCATCGCTAACGCCGCTCGTATCATCATAAGTAACACCGCCGATATTGTTATAAGTATTACCAAGGTTGTTAAGTTTCTTTCCAAGTCGATTAATAGCATCAACAACATCAGAAGAATTTCCATTTTGATTTTGTGCCATCATTGTTGTAATAGCTCCAAGGTTTCCACTTAATCCGATGGCATGATCCATTCCAAGAATTCCACCAATCTCATTTGCGCCAGCTCTTACTGCACTTAGATCAAGAACCGGTCGAATTGTTGGAACATTATCAATGCCATTCGAAACAATTTCAGTGGCTTTATAAATAGCTCTGCTTAAACCTTCTCTTGCTGAAAGTCCTATATTGGATCCAGCGTCATAAGCAGCCTTGCTGTAATCAACCAAAGCATTTACAAAACCTTGTCCAGCAAATCCACCTATTCTATAGAAAACTTTTGATGGCGAATTAATATCAAGACTGCTTCTTGCTGCTTTTGACGCTTCAGATGCCATCTGTGCTGCGGCTGATGCTGCCGAACTGATATTATCTCTGATACCAGCTGCAAATCCGCTGACAAGATACACGCCCGAACTATAAAAGCTACTGTAATATGCTCTGGATGCACTTGCACCGGCTGATGCTGCCGAACCAGATGCTGATGTGACCACGCCCATACTGGAGCGAAGACCTGCTGCAAGACCAAGCATAAGAGAAGACCCAGCTGTTACAAAATTACTCTTTTTATTTGCTACCGAATTTTTCGCTGAGTTCGCAATTGATGATGCGGTTTTCACTATAGAGTCAATCGTCCTACGCATTCCAGTGGCAACTGCTTCTGCCAGCTCGCCTCCAGCTTCTGAAACCGTGCTTACTCCGCTCTTTAAAGAAGCAGCAAAGTCAGTAACAATAGTCGTTCCAAGTATCTTGAAAGAGTCGGTCGAAACGCTCACATTTCCAATAGCAGCTGCGAAATCTGACAATTTGGAAACGCTTCCGCTAAAGTCAATTGTTGATATATCCGAAACTGCAGTACCAAGATCTTTCACACTCGTACATACATTCGTTACATTATCCACAGAAACGTTATTGCAAGCATTAATCCCGTTTGCAAATCCAGTCAAAGCAGTTTCAAGATTAGATGGAATTGACACATCGTTCCATTTCTTTACAGAATCAGCAAAAGTTCCTAACGGCTCAGTGATACCAACAATATCGGATGGACCAACAGTAGACCATGCATACACACCGTTTGCCAAATAGCTGAGGTTGGTTCCTAAATCCTCTGGGATAATGATTCCGTCCCATTTCTTAATGGAATCTGCCATAGTTCCCAACGGTGTTGCCACATCTGCCATAGCATCCGCGCCCCATCCGCTGAAGTTGAACGCTTTTACGCCATCTGCAAGATTGCTAAGTCCATCTCCAATTCCATCTGGAACAATTACATCTTTCCATTTTGAAATTGAGTCGGCTAAATCACCAAGTGGAATTGCCATTGCACCAATAGCGTCGGCACCCCATCCGCTGAAATTAAATTTCTGAACACCTGTGGCAAGAGATCCTAGTTGTGTTCCTAATCCATCTGGAACAATAACCCCAGACCATCGCTTTACCGAATCTGCCAGGTTACCAAGAGGTTCAGCCATAGCAGCAATTGCGGCTGCGCCAAATCCGGAAAAGGTATTCAGCAATCCGCCTAATGCAGTTTCACCAAGAGCTCCAGCCATGGCTGTTAAACCACGACCAATTTCATCCCAATCCATGGTACCAAAAATCGTCAATGCATTGGCAAGTTCGCCTAAGCCTTGCACGCCAAGAGTAAGCGATGCGCTACCGATAAGCGAACCTAAACCTCCAAGATTGCCAACCAGGGCAGATACAACTCCAACCTCCGTTAAGGCGCCACCCATTCCGACAAGACCTTTTGCAATCTCGTCCCAATCCATGGCACCAATTTCAGATAGTGTTGTGGCAATAGGTTCCAATGATTGAGCAGCAATAAGAACGGCAGTTCCACCCAGAAGCGAGCCGAAGCCTCCGCTAAGACTTAACACACTTAATGCTGCTGTAAACTCAGCAAGTGCGCCGCCCATTCCCGCTAATCCTTTGCCAATTTCTTCCCATGAAAGAGAGCCTATATTTGAAAGCGCCATTGCAATAGGTTCTAAAGCTTGAACAGCTATAAGAATACCAGTTGCTCCAAGAAGGGAGCCAAATCCACCAACTGCACTAAGAATACCAAGTGAAGCCGTTAACTCACCCAAAGCCCCTCCCATTGCAGCTAAACCTTTACCGATTTCATCCCACGATAAAGCACCGAGTCTTTCGAGATTCTCTGATATTTCATCAAGAGATTGTACTGCCACAAGAAGACCAGTTCCTCCTAAAAGTGACCCGAAGCCACCAACCGCGCTTAATATGCTCAATGAAGCAGTAAACTCACCCAAAGCACCACCCATTGCAGCGAGACCTCGTTTGATCTGTTCCCAGGAAAGGTTACCAAGTCTTTCGATATTTTCTGAAATTTCATCAAGAGACTGTACTGCTATCAGCATTCCAGTACCACCAAGTAAAGCTCCAAAACCACCAGCTTTGCTCAGAACACTTAATGATGCTGTCATTTCCGCCAAAGCTCCGCCCATCGCAGACAGACCTCGACCAATCTCATCCCATGAAAATACTGAAAACTTAGCAAGCGCGTCTCCGAGCATCTGACAGGACTTTGCCAGCGCAAGCATTGCAACACTCGTTGAGAGGGAAACTTTTGCGCCATTAATAATCTTCATTGCAGCTGACAATTCGAGAAGGCCTCCGCCCATAGCGGTAAGTCCTTTTCCAATTTTCTCCCAGGATAGATCTGCCATTTTGACCATTGCAGCTGCCAATACTTTAACCGCAGCAGCGATAAGCACCATTGATGCACCAGCTTTTATAAGCCCCTTGGAACCGTTTTTAGAGAGCACTTTTGTAATTACAAATAAAGTGCCACTAAGTTCGCCAAGCATTACCCCAATAGCAGACAAAGATGTAACGACTTTATCTGGATCAATTTTTGCTATGGAATTCAGTGCAACTGACAATATCGCAATAGCTGCTGCAATACCTACTAATGAAGCAACCTTTATACCAGTTGTGAATGATGAAATTGCATCTTTCACTCCGTTCAGAAGATCAGAAAATTGTTCTGCAATCTTTGATGTTTTCTTCTCAAACAGACCTTCTATTCCTTCTTTTATAGTGCTCAATACGCCGGACAATTTCTTTGCTACAGCGAATATTCCACCACCAGCTAATCCGGCAAATAAATCCCCAGCAGAAACATTTTCTTTAATCCAAGAGAACACGTTTTTCACAGCGTCGAAAATATTCGTTGCTGCGTTACAGATTGTCGTTTTTACAACTGAAAATACATCTCCCAGTGACTCTACTTTCTCAAGAGCAGGATCTATCACGCCGGCAATTCCTCGGAATGTATCAAAAATACCGTCAGATAGTTTTGATAAGAATTCGCTGACATTTCCACTTTCGTTTAGAGATGTCAAAAAATCACCGACAGATGCTGTTATGTTCAGCAATCCATCGATGATTCCGTTTAGTCCTCCAGAACCAAGAAACTTTCCAATAGGACTGATTATAGAAGAAAATCCTTTTTTCAAAAGATCCACAGCTGAAAATACACCCTTGAAGGTCCTTTTCAGTTTATCTGAGGTCTCATCACTGATTTTCAATCCATCCGTAAAAGATTTGAATTTATCGATCAACTTACTCAATTGCTTTGAAGTAGTTGGTGGAAATACTTCATTAAAAGCTTCTTTAACAGGCTTAATCACATCACCCAAAGTTTTGAAAATATTCTTGAAAGATTCAATCAGTTTTTCTCTTCCGCCCAGCTTATCAATTCCATCAATAAGCTTATCAATATTTCCGGTGAGATTCTTAGTCTCAGACGTCGCCTCTTTTAACGCGTTAAGAGTCGCCTCATCAACAATGCCAGTAGGCTCAATGCCTTTTAGCTCCTGGAATGCTTTTATTGCCGATTGGGTTGCCGGTCCAAGAATTCCGTCCACACCAGTTTGTCCAATATCAAGGCCTTGTTTCTGTAATGCCTCCTGGACTTTTTTCACATCATCTCCAGTAGACCACATATCCAAGTCACGGCTAACACTACTTAAATCTACCATTCCAGAACGCAGACTATTAACTGCTTCTTTAAGAATATCCGTAGAAGCTGCTCCGGAACGAAACACTTTTTCCAATGATCCGTATTGTTCAATTAAAGTTTCTACATCCAACCCATGGGCTGTCGCGGTTTCTTTTAACTGTTCTTCAAAAGTTTTGGTTTCAATCCCGGCTTCGTTTATCTTGGAAATAAGTTTTTCCCAATTATTTGACAACGCTCCTTCGAGCAAATTATTTCTACGATCAGCGGAAGCATTGAGCATATTGCTTACCGAATCTGATATTCCAGTAAACAATTCCTTTGCCTGATCGAAATCGCCGATGATTAATTCCCAGGTTTGTGTCCATCCAGACTGAGCAGCCTCTTTCAACGTATCAAATAACTGCGATAGAGTCTTCACCTTTGTTGCAGCATCATTGGCAGTCTGCCCCATTTTGATTATTGAAGTGATCTGCTCATCCGTATAGCCCATTTGTTTAAGCTGGCTTTCGGTTAAGTCGCCTGTAAATTTTGATAATGTCTCTGTGAGTACTTCAGCAGTAAGCCATCCTTTCGACAGTGTCTCTCTGAAAGAGCCTTCATCGGTAATCATCTGATCAATTGCAATTCCATGAACTCGTGCTGTTTCTTTTAGCGCATCCTGGAACACCTGACCGCCCATACCTGCATTTACAACTGAGTTCCAGTCTTGAAGCTTAACTGTTCCAGCCGCAAGTGCCTGCGAAAGCTGATACATTGCAGTACTTGCTTGCTGGGACGTTGAACCAGAAACCGCAGCCAGGTTTGCGATACCTTTGATTGCGGAAACGGAAGTCTCCAGATCAACACCAGCCGCAGTAAATGTTCCAATATTACGAGTCATTTCCGTAAAATTGTAAATTGTTAAATCAGCATAATGGTTCAATTCATCAAGTGCCTGGTTTACATCCTGTAATGTACTACCTTTACTTTCTGTATTTGCTAAAATTGTCTGAATGGCATTAATCTGTGTCTCATACTCTTCAAAACCACTACGTACAGGTTCAATGGTCAATGCTGAAATAATTCGCTTTCCAGCATTCACCGCTGAATTAGTAATATTAGCAAGTGCAGTTACTGCCATAACTTCAAGTGCTGAAAACTTCGCTTGGACGGTCTCCACAGCTCCAGTAAGACCAGACAAATTACATGTTTTTGCAGCTGCGCTTACATTCTCCAGCCCTTTTGAGGCTCCCCGTAAATCCAAACTCTGTTTTAATTTTCCAATTGTGGATAAACTCGTCTGAACATTACTTTCGAACTGTTTATTGTCAAACCGCATTTCGACGACTCGTTCGTCAACAGTCTTACTCATATACTGGTAACCTCCTTCCAAACTTCTTCTGCCATCTTGTCAAAAAGAGGCTGGATAGCAGGATTGATATAGTCTCTACCCTGCACCCAACCTCCAGTTCCGGTACCATGTCCGTACTGCAATATAATCGCAATAGGAACCCCTTTATTCGCATGTGAATTGTAAAATTGTATAGCCGCAGAACCATTTGAATGTTCTATCTCGTAATACCACGAAGCGGCAGTCAGACCTGATTCTACAGGAGTGGCAGACGAAAGGGCGTTTACTCCTTCCCTGCCATATTTGTCAAGAATTCCAAGTCGCATAGTCTCTTTCAGTTTCTCGAAATAACTTGTGACTTTTGAAAAATCGCCCTTTTGTCTGAATGAAATCATCTTATCTCCTACTGTTTCCGAATGTATTCTGCCTTTACAAATCCGTAAATGTTGCTGCTAAATCCATAGTCAGCTTTATCAAGGTAAATGTAATACCACGGCTCATCATTTGAATCATAAATGGTGTCGCACACATGCACTGGATCGTTATTCTTCAGCTCTGGCTTAGATACTAACTTATCGTACTCGATTCCCGCCCATTTACGAACATTCAGTACACTGTTTACAGTAACTACGCCAATCCATTTTGATTTCTTTGAAAGTTTCGTTGAACCAGACTCGGTCTTACCGCCGTTGTTTGATTCACCGCTGCTCTGTCCAGCATCGCTCTCATATTTCGGAATGGCGTATCCTCTAATGTAGCCCCATCCAACCGGAATTGAACGTCTCTTTACTTCACCGCCAAGGTTTCCTTCAATTGCCACAATTGTTCCGTTCTTAACGGATTCAATAACTCCAATATGGTCGGAATATGCATCGTTAGGCTGCACGGCTTTTCTCCAGCTATACACAATTGGATAACCAGCTTTCGGAACAATAGTTCCGTCTTCCTGCCAGATTCCCATCTTCTTGAAAATCTTTACATGCTCGTCGACACCGCATTCTTTACCGATAAGATCTTTCATAGCGGCTTTAATCGCTGCGGCTGATACGGTAGTATCACAGTAAGAATCTCCATACTGAACTTTATAACCTCTTGGTAAATGAGTCGGATCATCCTTATTGTAAATGTCGATAATGATCTTCTGTTTTCCATTTGATCGACCGTAACCAACCCATGAACGTAAAACTTTTAACAGATCTTCTGCTGATCTTTTACGCATAAAACATCACCCTTTCGTATTCCATTTTTCTTTACGCGCTTTGTTCATGGCACGTCTTCTATCTAAGAAATCTTTTCTCGCCACTTTATTCTTTGGTTTCGATTCCTCATTGCAAACTCGGATTAACGTCAACAGCCTATTGAGATGCCACTTCTCAAACTTCACTGGAATGTTTAAAGCAATCATCCAGTAGTAAATCCGCTCACTGGTTATAGTTTCGTTACTTGGTTGCTTAACCGCATCCTTACGAAACCATGTAGCAGTCATAGAATCTGCAATGTAAGCGTTAACCCGATTGATGTGTTCATTCGTGATCCGCTTGTATGTATTCGGATCGACGTTTTGCGTCAAAGTCATACAACGAATATAATCCAATGTTTCTTCAACGCTTTTTGTATCTTTGGTTAGAAACGGTTTATGCCATTTCGACTCCCATTTTGAAAGAGAGACCAGAGAATGCTCTAATGTAAGTTTCTGCTCCTTCGCAATGGTGACAAATTCTTCGTTCTCTTCGTCCCATCCTTCTATCCGGGGCAAGACAAGTTGTAGCATTTTTTAGTCCCTCCAAATTATTTTCATTATCAAATTGTTACTGAATCAGATACGCCCTTTTCATCCAGAGTTTTCTTAATTTGAGCCTTCTGTTCCGGGGTAAGAGTCGGTAACACCCCATTGATAAAATCAGAAGCTTTCTGAGAATCTGTAACTAATTCCATGAAAAGCTGAGTGTAAGCTTCTGTCTGAGAAAATGCTGTTGCTAATTCCGGTGATTTAACCAGTCTCTTTCCGTCTGGTGACTTTTCACCATAGGATTTGAGGATAAAATCTTTTATAAGTCTTATGATTGTCGGTGTATCAGCTGGGGAAACCAATTTCTCAATCATTTCCGTAAGACTTCCCTCTGGCGAATACTCCATCTCAATAATTTCTGGTCTTGACAGATTGAAGTAGAAGTCTTCTGTTCTGCTAACGCGGTTATAATCTGTATAAGTAATAGTCTTTACTAACATACTTTCTCTCCTTTACATAACTGAAGAGCAGCCAGCTTACCTGAATACTGCTCTCCATTTGAAATTATTCATAAACTTTTGACAACATCTTATTTCCAGAGCTATCGGTTATTGCGTTCCCATTTGAATCTCTAAGCGTGCTATGAAACTCGATCAAATTCATTACCTGGGAAACCGTTGGGAGATAAGCACTGGTCTTGGAAGTTCCGTACAATGCATCCTCGATTCCACGTAACACATTTGCCATTCCAGCCTTCTTCAAATCAGATGAAGAAAATGTAAGTTTCGACGTGGACTGACGGTTTTCCACCTCCACTGGAGTTGTATCAATATCCCAGGAAAATGGTGAAATATCCGGGCTATCGCTAGTGCTAGCATGGTTCTCTTCTGTTGGAGAAGCCAGGCAATTATAAACCAAATGAACTTTATACGCATAGTCATTTCCACGCTCATCGTTACCGACAAGTGTTCTATAACTCAGCCCAAAGTGCTCATGCTCCTGCTGACTGATAAGTACACCCGGAGACAGTTCTTCTTTTCCAATGCAACCAAGAAATTCATTGGGATATGTGTACGCTTCGATGGTCAAACCTAACTGTTCAATTGACATCAAAGTCATATACTTTTTATTGTTAGCCCACAAGATTGATGGCTCAGCACCAGATGGATTCTCAGTAATCCCTGTGATTCCGTTCCACGCATAGGCACTATTTCCGTTGTTCTTATACAGCACAACACGATCGACGCCTGTCTCATAACGCCGCTCACCAATTTTATCCCATTCCAATTTTCCCATATTCCACCGCCTTAATTAAGACTCAAGGATTGTAACAAGTTCACTCGGAAGAAGAAGTGCTGGTTCTGCATCAGCAGTTCCATACAGTTTATCCTCGATTAACTTGAGCTTAGTAGGATCGATTTTTGTGGAATCGATAGTAAGCATTGATGTTGATTTACTATCGTCAACATCAACTGGGGACGTTGTCACTTCCCAGGAAAATGGTGAAATATCCGGAGAATCATTTACTGTGCTTCGATCTTTATCGGTCGGTGAAGCAAGGCAATCGTAAACAAGATGGATTTTATAACCATGCTTGGTGCCAACGTCATCGTTTCCGATAAGAGAGCGATAACAGAATCCAAAGTGTTCGCGATCCTGCTGACCAATTGTAACACCTTCTGCTAGTTCAGCAGAGCCGTCACATGCTTCAAATTCATCCGGATATGTATAAGCTTCAATGGTTAAGCCAAGTTCTTCAGCAGACATTAAAGTCAGATACTTTTTGTTATTAGCCCATAATGCTGTTGGTTCTGCTCCGGATGGAGTTTCATTTACGGCGGTCAAACCGTTCCAGGCTACACCGCTTCCGTATTTTCCGCCCGTTGTAAACGGATAAAATACGCCTCTGTCGACACCGGTCTCGTAAAGACGTTCGCCGGCTTTATCCCATGAGAGTCTCATTTAAAATCCTCCTTTAATAGTAGAGTTCAAATACATAATGATTCAGATTATTTGACACGTACGGACGAACAAATCGACATAATGGTAATGCAGACACTTTGCCTACTATTTCGGTATCAGGATCATCATCAATAACAATCACTGAATACTTTATTGGGGACAAATAAACCCCACCATTTGCATATACAGGATCGATGTCATCAAGACTGTATACAATAGCGGGGTAATTCATCCGTATGCTTTCCGGAGGTTGAAAATAGACGTTTCTGCTGCCAATCGTCTGGCATAGAATTTCATGAAGTTGTAGTCTTCGCTTTTCCGTTATAAACACCTCCAACCATTAATGTCAATCGTGGGTACTGAACATCAACCTTATGAATTTTCCATTTAGCACCCATAAATTCAACGTATCTCATAGCATGAAAATTCTGATAGGCAAATGGATCAGCAATAATACTGATTTCGTTCGAAATATTAATATCATCATTCACTTTGTCAGAAGCTTCTAACTGGCGTATATTACGAATCAAATCCCCAGAATAGTTTCGTTCTGTAACTTCTTCTTTATATACGCCAGGTCTTATTTCAACGTTTCGAACGTATCCTATTGTTCCATAAAACTTTGCCATTTTGAATTTTCTCCTTTAAAATCAGCCCTGAGAATCTACTGTGTCACGACTAGATGTATCGGAAGAAGCTGTTGTTACATCCTCCTCAACTGCAATTGCTGCGTACACTCTTGTAAGTGCGCCAGAGCATCTGGTTTCAAGAAGAGATTTCTCCTGGTTGAAATCAATATCGAACTGTGTAAAGTGAGCAATCTCACCGCCCTTAGTTGCACCCAGGGAATAGTCTGCAAGATTGGCGATAATGGCAACAAGCTTCTTCTTTTTATTGTCGGATGTAGTTCTGGTTTTACCCTCGAACTGCTCAACAGTATGGATAGTGCCGACATTAAGAGCGGTAGCCAGTTCCTGTCTGGACGCGTAAATGCGTCTACCATTCAGATCTCTTGCAAGAAGCATCTGATTCAGCATATGCGGTGTCATAAAGGCGTCTGGAGTACCAGTTCCTTTGTAATTTTCTTTTGCATACAGAACAGTATTGATCATTCCCTCGGCTACGATAAAGTTCTCTCCGAAATTAGCTCCAGTGTTGGTTCCCTGAAGTTCTTTCTTAGCAGCTGCTACATCCAGATCAACGTGGATTGTATAAAGATCATCATCTGTCCAGATTGGTCTGATATGCTCTGGATCGATTTTGCCATCATCGCCATCGTCGCGACCATCGCCAAGCATAATAGCTGTAGCCAGTTCTTCATTCAACATCATGCGATCGATGTTGTACAGATAGGAAACATAGTCAAAATCTGTGATGTCAATGATGTCATCTCTATGCAGAGCATTTTTAACATATACAGTCTGAGGATCTGTAGTTCTTCTAACCAGCTTAAAGTTCCCAGCCTGGATTTTCTGTTTTCCTTTCTTATATCCTCTTGGTCTGAGCTTGTCGATATTACGGATATCAACCTGGCTTGTTCTGATTCTTGCAATTGGACTCTTATGTACTTTGTTCATTACTGCGGTGATCCATCCCTGGTCATTTGTGATCAGTTCCGGTGCCCCAGGTCTTACTTCTTTGTGTTCTGGGAACAGCAGGGACACATTACCATCTCCAGTCTGAACAAATCCACTTGCAAGAGCGTCATGCTGAAGAGCATTATCTTCTGCATACATCGCAAGAGCTGTCTGGAAGCTTCCCACCTGGCTTGTCTTTGCCTTTTTAAGAATGCTCTCCTGGTCCGCGTGAGACAGATAAGTCTTGTTGTCGCGCTGATCGTTTTCAAACACATTATGTTTCATTGTTTCATCTCCTCCTTCGGAATCATCATTGTTTTCGGACTCACCATTTTCTACAGCATGTCCGATAAGCGCATATGCTGCGGTTTTCTGTTTTTCAGTAAGAGTGTTGAAAACTTCTTCGACAGTTTCTTCGCTGTCGTCTCCATTTTCTTTACCCTCATCCTGTTTTTCCGGATCTTTTTCATCATCAGAATGTTCGAGATAGCCCATAATCATCTCGTCATAACCAACAATGATACCTGCACTTTCGCCATCACCATGAGCAAGCACATCATCAATGAATGCTCCTGGATTTGCACCGGCAAGGACCAGACTTACTTCTCGAATCACACCGTGAATAACATCACTTCCAGCCTGTTTAAGCTGATTTGCGAAAATAGACAAAGAACGCACATCACCGTGTCTAACAAGTTCTTTAGCGGTCTGACCCGCTTCAGTGTTGTTAAACTCGCAATGTGCGTAAACTCCATCATCTCTATTTTCCAGGTGTGCAAATCCAAGAACATTATCTGGCGCATTATGGTTGTGCATCCAGACTAATGGAACCGTCATTCCATTCTGCCCTTTGAATGCGTCTTTTTTAATGACTCGACCATCTGCGCAGGTCAAATCGTTTCGCGTGGCCCAGCCACCAAAGTCATACTTCATTTTGATTTATACCTCCTGTGTCTCTTTCTTCCCGAACCGGGCTTTCATTAGGCTGACTGAGATTACTATTTCTAAGCTCGTCTGCCTTTGGATCGTTAGACGGTTTCCATCCGATAACCTGTCTTATTTCGTTTGAAGTTGCTATTTCATTTCTTGTGAATTTGTCTGAGATTTCTGCAAGATCTGCAACTGGAACCAGTTTGAATGGATCTCTGAAGAATTTAATAGATTTGTTCTGGGAACGGGCTGTTTTACTGAGAAACTTCCGTTTCATTTCATCAACAATAGCTGCAATGATTGGCTCGATAGTACGATTGTAATAATTCAGCATGGTTTTATCGTCTGCTGTTCCATCAAGAATACTCTGAGTGATACCTAACTGGCTATAAAGCATACTCGTAAGGTATTCAATCTGTTTCATCAAGTTGTTCTCCAGCGAACGATTTAGCTGAGTTATTCTCTCAGTACCATCAGTGTAAGCAATGCCATACTTGGAACCTGCTAATTGCTGCTCAATGTCTTTTCGTCTCTTTTCAGCCTGCTTACGTCTTGCTTCGGTTTTAATCACGTAAGGTAACTGAATGATTAAATCCAACTTTCCAGAACTACTTTGTTCGTCTACAGCATCCAGTAAATTCAACTTTCGAATCAATCGCTGCATTGTTGAATTCGGTTCGTTTATTACTGCGTATAACGGATTTTCAACGATTGCCACTGTACTTTTAGGAACAACAATGTCCTGTTTTCGTCCTTTCTCTTCGTTGTATAATTCAACGCGAACGTGCTTCGGATACCAATCTCGGATTCTGCCCACTCGCATAGACAGGATTTGATACCCTGTCGTATCGTCTGGATCGTCATCAGTATCAACTGGAACGATTGCTATACAACCTTCATCCATCATGGACATAACTGCATCTTGTATAAATGCCCGTCCTGTCTGATCCAGATTGGCTTCTGTTGATAAACAATTATTCAGTCCACTTTGCACAACATCACAAAACTGCCCTTCGGCATCCAGCTGAACGTGCTGAATATCTATGGCGGCTACATCTAAAGCTATTCGGTTATAAACTGATGTTACAATTGATCTCTCGTTTCCACGAGTCAAACGAAATCTATCCGGTCGATATGAATACCCATATCCAATGTCTTGAAACACCTTTGTCGGCTCTCGATTTCGAAAAGCATTCCAGGCATTTTTGAACCTGGAACCCACTGATAATTCCATTTTGAATTTTCACCTCCATTTACTACATGTTGACATTTCATCTGTCACCAATTACAATATGTGGTATGCGTAAAGCAAATCTAAAAGGATTGGGGGTATGTTATGATTAACTACAGCAAGTTTTATAAGTCATCAAGCGACAAGGAACCGAAATTTCCTAAGTACCTGGCTTATATGGAACGCTCTGAACGCAGACAGTATGTAAGCTATTCGAAATACTTTGATGCTAACAGAGCAAAGCACGAGAGTCACGAATAGTGGCTCTCTTAAATCACTCCCAACCCATTTAGATTTGCTTTACGTTGGATACCTCAAAAGTGTAATCTATTCAAATGCCTCTTTATTAGCTTTATAAGCCACATAAGCATCTAGCATTGCAGCAACGGCATCAATCTTATGATCCAGACGCTTCTTCAATAATTTCTTATTTCCATTTGTATCTTCCAGTGTGATGCAGTTACCCATCGTGAATGTCATAAGTTCTTCATCAAACAGCAACATCCTCTCTTCCGATAACTTTTTTAGTTCGCCTAATGGAACTGACTCTGTTCTGGCTCCCTGGGGAACTTTTTCAATACCAAATGGACCGTTTTCGCTCGCCCATCTTTCTACAAACTCTTTTGCGTAATATGGATCATAACCGAAACTCCGAACATCATACCCACATTCAACAATGTGATTGTCCAGATCTTCATAAACCTCCATCATATCAAGGACAGTGCCTTCAAGTACAATAAGGCTGCCCTCATCACGAAACTGATCATATTTAACTCTCATAGCCGCTGGGAGTTTCATTAGAGTTAATGAAGAAATGTAATTTCGAGTTTTAACACCAAAACAACCATTTGATAATGGAAATAGAAAAGTAAAAGCACAGAAATCATCGCCTCGCGATAAATCTGCGCCCATTGAACATGGCATTTGCCAATAATCTCTTTTCCTATGAGGAAGAGTTTCTTCATAAGTAAAGTAATATGTATAGCCTTCCATCGGAAGACCAAAACGTTTTGCAAGAATATCATTTCGAGCGGCTGGCGCTTTCTCAGCTCTGTCGACATCTCTTTGATATGTCTCGTAACTTACTGTTTTTCCTATATTTGGGTTAGCTTTTAGCCATTTTCTTGGATTGGGGACTTCATCCACGGAATCGAGTTTATACCACCAGATTGATACATGAGGATTGACATAATCACCTTTGAGAATGTCCATCAATTCCATTTTGATTGTATCCCCAGCTCCATTACGGACAGTACCTTCAGAACTGATTGCGACAATCAGATAATCTTCTACTTTAGATGCTCCCTGTTCAATTGCTCCGATAACATCCTCTCTGATATCGCCAGAAAGCCATTCGTCGACCGTTGCCATTTTCAGCTGTAGTCCCTGGAGCTTGTCTATTCTCATTGGTCGTACTTCCAGTAGCGATCCAGTAAGAAAGTTCTCGATTCCCTTTTTGGTAGAAGACAACTTCATGCGATTTGCTTTGGAACCGGTTGTATTTTGCAAAGAACCTTCAGTCAAGAATTTGTAGAATGGACCTCTGGATCTGGTGATAGCTGTTCGAATCGGAGATAAGACCTCTTCTGCCTGTTTCATTGTTGGTGCAGTTGTTATCTGATGAGTCGTTGTAACATCCACATTGAGAAAGAAATTTTGCAAGCAGGAACCATACATAGATTTTGCAGCGCCTCGTGCAACTATCAGATACTGCTTATTTACCAAACGTTTCTTCTTAATTTTTGTTACGTACCTTCCACCATATCCATCCTCATAAGGTACATACACACGATTCTCTTCGAATTCATACCATCCGAATATCTGCTCAGCCCAGATCTTAAATGAATCTAGCAATTTTAAATCGGAACCGTCAGTTAATGTGAGCTCGTTTTCGCAATACTTGATAAAGCCTTCTACTGCTTGATCGTCATAATACACATCCGGATCTGCAATAAGATCGTCGATTCGGTTCATTTCCATCTCGATTTCTTTACATACCGGAATCTCGCCTCGAATTACGGCATCTCGAAACTCGCCGTAATATTTCGGGACGGCAGTGTTTGATAATGCCATATTGTTCTCCTACTGTTTAATCGTCATCGTCCTTATCATCTGGTCCCACTTTCCAGAATTTTCCGATCTTCTTATTATCGTTAGCCTGAAAGATTCTGGCACTCTCCTCTTTACCTACAACCGAATCGAGATACTTCTTAGTCTGATTAAGAACCAAACCGGTGACTACGGTCTTAGCGGCTTTTTTTGGTGCTTCTTTTGCCCCTTCACGGATTCCCTCTTTAACGCCAGTTACAGAATTTTTCAGACAGCTTTTTACATATGTTTTTCCACGATTAATTGTTTTCTCACTAAGATCTTTCATCTTTACACCGCGAAATTTAGAAATCACTTTCCCGATTTTTTCTGGATTCTTATGGACATAATAAGCTGCTGCCGCAACCGTAGCTGCACCCACTCCAACTCTGGCAATCTTCTTATTTCGTTCGGTTTTCTGCTGAGGGGTTAAGGACTCAGCAGACTTCCGGCGTCCAGCAGATGTCAATGTTCCATCCTTATTCTGGTAACGACGAACCCCCCATTTCATACCCTTAACGCCATGATGCTCTAAGAATGTGTTATCCATTTTGACTCTCCTCCATGTCGTCATTCTCTGCTGCCCAATTCAATCTTGATTCGTACTCGCTGATTTGAGTTTTATAGCACTCTAATACAGCGCTGCTCATTGGTGGATCGAAAAGTAGCTTTACTTTTAGAAACATATACGATTTAACCAAATTCAATTTTGGTTCGTCTTGCATAAACTCCGTCCAATTAGTTTTGTCATCTGTGACCATGAAGCCAGACACTGGACCAACGCCTAACTGCGTTAAAACTGAAAACACAGAATTAATGTGCATAAGGATGTCAGCATCGAAATGCTCGTATTCGGTTTCAATTCCTAGCATCTTCTTAACAGAAGTAAGTATGCTGTCCATATAGATATCACCCCCTTAATTTCTTCTCCATGGACATGTATCGTTTGCTCTCCGTTCTACTGGCAAGGCAGGTAATAAACTCGCATCTCCGTAATGAATAGCATTATGTGTAGATAACACTGTTGTAATAAGATAATCTGGATTCAAAAGCTCATCAGTTTTATGTACTATGTCACTCAAGTTAATTGGATTCATATGATGAATGAGTATCTTCCCATGTATCTCATACCCATCCACTCCGAGGTCGCATCCGTTATCCCGAATAATGACCTCTCGTCTGACAGAAGCCCATTCCTTGGACTTGTAAAATATCTGATTCATGTATCGATCAAATCCAAATGTTTCTTCTCCAACAATGCCATCTAACTTCAGATATTCGAAGCGTTCTTTAAAAGTCCTTAATGTAATCAATTCGGAATAATTCCTAATCATCTTCTTCATCTCCATGACCGCTATATCCTCTAAATACTTTTAACGCTTCTGCATACATCTGCTCCTGTCTTTCAATGGATTTGAGATTCTGGGTTTTCGCATCGATTAAATCTTTTTGCTTTTCAAGAATTTCTTTTTCGATTCGTTCCTTTGTTGAACCCAATTTCAAATAATGCGTTATAACCTGGGATGAGGCTGTTCCTTCTCTCAACTGTTTCTCAGCAAGATCCACGGCTAAGGAAATAAGTTGGTTCTCCCTTGCCTCAGGTGTCAGAGCTGGACGCATCATGGAAGAACCGTCTTTTGATGCTTTTTGCTTTACTTTTCCCATACTTGATGCCTCCTTTCTGTAAATTGATTAGTAGTTTACACACACTTTTCCTGGTGTTTAAACAGACTTATGAGAATTCTGATAAGCATTCCATCTGCCGAAAGGAGATAAAAAGGCAGCCAATATCAATAAACTCATAAGCCTGTTTAAGCACCAGTCCGATTTGTTTTTCAAAAAATATCCCCCGGGGAAAAAATAAAG